AGTTCGGTCATTTTTTCCCGTTCTTCATCGGAAAAACCGGCATTTTTGCGGTTGGTCTTTGGATTTTTCAGATCGATCTCCGTGTGTGCAACATTTAAATCGCCGCAGAGAATGACCGGTTTTTTACGGTCAAGCTGCAGGAGATAGGCATGGAAAGCGTCTTCCCACTCCATGCGGTAGGAAAGCCGTGCCAGTTCATTCTGGGAGTTTGGAGTGTAGCAGGTAACAAGATAGAACGTATCATATTCTAGTGTGATCACCCGGCCTTCGGTATCACAGATGGCGGTTCCGATGCCGCGTGTGACGTTAAGTGGTTCTTTTTTGGCAAAAATAGCAGTGCCGGAGTAGCCCTTTTTTTCGGCATAATTCCAGTATTGGTGATAATCCGGCAGATCGAGTGTGATCTGTCCTTCCTGCAGCTTGGATTCCTGGATGCAGAAGAAATCGGCATCTGCGGCACGAAAATAGTCGAGAAATCCTTTTTGTACACAAGCGCGCAGTCCGTTGACATTCCATGAGATGAGTTTCATTGCTGATATCCTCCTAAAGTAGATTTTCCTAAATTATATACATATGTGAGAGAAAGTACAAGTTTGGTTATGGTCTGCAAAGATCGGACCATATGGAAATAATGTTAAAAAAATACTTGACGCATGGCTTGGCCTATGGTAGTATAATACACGGTTCGTTGGTCAAGCGGTTAAGACGCCGCCCTCTCACGGCGGAAACACGGGTTCGATTCCCGTACGGACTGTTTTAAAAGTCGCATAAACACTGTGTTTGCGGCGTCTTAAAAAAAATTGGTACTCAAAATGGTACTCAAAAACTGAACACAAAAGAAAGGAGTCTGCGCAAGTGCTTTAGATTCTTTTCTGAAAATGGTAGACTTGGAACGCTTTTGGCGTTCTTTTTTTATGCGGTTTTTCTGCTTATTTTTTGCGGAAGAACCGTATTTTTTTATGCAAAAATATAAGCATAGGAGGGATGCGGAATGTTATTTACAGATGAAATTCTTGAAAAAATCTTAACAAGAGAAGATGTGTCAAAGGTTCCGCTTGTGTATCAGTCAGCAATGATTCACGCAATCAAGGAAGTGTTGGAGGAAGAGAATGTATCAGATGCAAAATCAGAATATGGCATTTAACCCAAACCCAAGCTATGCCGCTTATCAATACAACCCAATGCAGAGATTTCAACAACCAGAGCCACAGATTCCGCAGATGCAACCGCAGTTTCTTGGAATCCAAGGAAAAGTAGTGCAGTCGGAATCAGCGATCATGGCGAATGATGTACCTATGGATGGAAGTGTTGCGTTTTTCCCGATGCAGGACATGAGCGCAATCGTAGCAAAACAATGGGATGCCAATGGAACAATAAGAAAGACCGTTTACAAGCCTTTAAATGAGCAGATGGCAGATTATTCAAGTGATGATAAAAAAATCGAAATAGGGCTGTCTGACGATGCGACAAAGGCTATTACTGACAAATTGGATTGTTTGTTTGGAAAAATGGAAGAGTTGGAAGATAAGTTATCTTCGCAAACGCAAAGAAAATCTTCGCGGACACAAAAGGAGAGTGAGTCTTAATGAATCCTATGCAGATGTTACAGGGAATGAAAAACCCGCAGCAGTTTTTACAACAAATGATGGGGAATAACAGCGTAATGAGTAACCCCATGGCTAGAAATGCTATGCAGATGGCACAGAAGGGGGATTCCAAGGGCATCGAGCAGATGGCTAGGAATTTGTGCAAAGAAAAGGGAATTGACGCAGATAAGGCTTTTGAGTCGTTTAAAAGCCAATTAGGAATGTGATACTAATTCTTGCAAGATTATGTATATAAAAAATGAATTATGGAGGTAAATTCTATGTTTAACACAGGTAATTGTGCATCCGTTCCGCTTGTTGCGAACATTGACGGAAACGGAAATAACAACGGATGGGGCGCAGAAGGCTCATGGTTATGGTTCATTATCGTTATCTTTGCCATTTTCGGATGGGGCGGATTCGGTAACGGATTCGGAGGAAACGGAATGAATGGTGGTGTTGGAAGCGAAATCCAGCGTGGATTTGATAATCAGGCGGTTGTGTCAAAACTTGACGGAATCACAAACGGACTTTGTGACGGATTCTATGCTGTGCAAACCGGCATGAACGGCATCAACACAAACATTTTGCAGACCGGATTCGGCATTCAGCAGGCTATCAATGCTGATACAGTCGCTAATATGCAGAATACAAATGCATTACAGTCACAGCTTGCTAACTGTTGCTGCGAAACAAGAGAAGCTATCCAAGGCGTAAACTACAACATGGCAACTAACACTTGCGCATTGCAGAACACCATGAACAGCAACACGAGAGACATTATCGACAGTCAGAACGCAGGAACACGCGCTATTCTTGATTATCTCTGCAATGAAAAAATTTCTTCCTTACAGGCAGAAAATAATGATCTGCGCAGAGCGGCTTCACAGGATCGTCAGAGTGCACTACTTACAACTCAGATGGCAGCTCAGACACAGCAGATTATCAATGCTGTAAATCCGCCTGCTATTCCGGCATATGTTGTGCCTAATCCAAATGCTTATGCATATGGATGCGCATGCAACACAGGATGTGGCTGCTAAAACTGAATAATTGAGTATCTTAATTGAGTTAACTCAATCTAAGCCGATTAAAAACCGTTTTTTAGTCCAAGTTTAGTTCAAGTTTAGTCCAAGAGTTAGTCGAGATTATGTCTGCTAAGCAGTATTACTTATAACCAAAGGGCAGACTATAATGTTTGCCCTTATTTTTATGAAAGAGAGGTAAAAATAATGGAAGTAACAGGAATTGCATTACAAACCGTTGCTGCTGGAGAAGATGTTGCATTTACAGAAACAGCAGTAAACGGAACAAAATGTATCGTACACAGACAGGGAAGCGGAATTATCAAGTTAAGAGGTATCACCAATCAGTGCAAGGCCAGATTTTTGGTATCGTATTCCGGAAACATTCAGATCCCGACAGGCGGCACAGTCGGAGAGATTTCGCTTGCAATCGCGGTTGATGGAGAGCCTTTGCAGTCAACAAAAATGATCGTAACGCCAGCCGCAGTTGAGAATTTATTTAACGTATCGGCGCAGGCATACGTTGATGTGCCATGCGGTTGTTGCAGTACCGTAGCCGTGCAGAATACGTCCACGCAGGCTATCGAGGTTCAGAACAGTAATTTGATTGCAGTAAGGGAGGCTTGATATTATGCATAAATTTGCGAAACAGATTATGGATTGCGTGAAAGCCCACGTTGACGGCATCGGAATCGAGAATTTTGAAGGACAAAACCTTGATGATCTCAAGGATTGGACAGAGATTGCAAAGAATATCGTATGCTTTGACAAGGACTATAACATTGTTGAAGCTATGAAAAATTCCGAAGATGAAGAAATCATGCGCATGGTGGAAGAATTTGGGGATTATCCGGGAAGAAGATACTATAATGAGTACCGGTACTCAAACGGCAGATTCGCACCGAAAGGGCGTGGAACACGCAGAGGATATGTAGAACCGCCATATTATCATCAGATGCCGGAAGATTACCACGAATGGGAGAGAATGCCGGAATACGACCGAATGAGAGACCTTGACAGAATGAGTATGGGAAAGATGTATTATTCAGAGCCTATGAGCGGAAATAATGGCATGAGTACCGGTACTCACGATGCAAGAGAGGGCAGAGCCGGTATGAGTCGGAGAAGTTACATGGAGACAAAGGAAATGCATAACGGAAATTCACCGGAAGATAAGGACGCAAAGATGAAAGAACTCGAAAAGTACATGAAATCTCTTTCGGAAGATGTGACAGAACTGTTTTCCGGTATGTCCCCAGAAGAGAAACAGTTAACCAAGACAAAGCTGACTACGCTTGTCACGAAAATGTAATAGAGAGGGCATTTTGCCCTCTTTGTTTGCGAGGTGGTAAATTGTTCACGATAAACAATGAAATGTGGAATTTGGTCAAAGTATCGCGTTACAGCGATATGCTACAGAGAAGCGACGGAAGCAGAACGGTAGGCATGACCGACAGGGACACGAAAACGATATATCTTGCGGATGATTTACGCGGGAAATTCCTTGACCGTGTGTTATGTCACGAATTATGTCATGCGTTTTGTCTTTCGTATAATGTATACATGGATATTGGCACCGAGGAAATTGTAGCGGACTTCTTGGCTACATACGGAAGAGAAGTATTTGAAATAGCAGACAGACTATTGATTGAACTTATGGAGGTTGCATAATGGATAAAATTTCAGAACTCTTACAGTACGTGCACCGGACGAATCCGGAAATGACTAGGGAAAGGCTGATAGAAGAGTTGAGCAAAAGTGATTATGCTGCGCGGTCTTTGATTTTTACGAAAGAAAATTTTCTCCGCGCGCCAAAAAATATTTCGTAATTTTTTTGTACCCCCCTGGGGTAGCGTTTTGGGGTCAAGATTCCATTTTCACGGATTTTCAAAAACGTGTAACAAACGTGCAATTATCTGCGACATTCCGCAAATAACACAAATACACTATATGTTATGCCATATATAGATAATTCATTGATAATATTGCCGATTACAGGCAAACGCCAGAAGACGCTTGCCCGGCTATAGTTACAGTCTAGCATAGACCGCATTTTACCACTTGTCAAGATAGTTTTTCCCATCGTACCGGCTGTAAGTGTGTGTTATGCGTTCCGGCTTTTGCGTGATCTGCAACCAATCGCCGCCACGTTGGGCGGTTATTTTGATTTTTGCAGACTCCACCCACTCCACACCCTCAAACTTTGAATAGCTGCACAGCTTGCCGGATGCCACCGGATAGCCAAGAGCAGACACCCGGCGCATGATTTCCCTTTTGCCGATATACTCATATTTCCCCATCTTTCACACCTCCTTATATTGTGTTTATTTGTCAATTTGCGCATGGAAACCGATTTCCATGTAGCCCGCGCTCCCGGAATCGAACCGGAACGGATGCACCAAGCACGCGAAAAAGGCGGAATGGTACCGCCTTAAATTACAACAAAATCCCCTTGAAATCCTGTTGTTACTATCATTTTTCCGTCAGATCTGCGGTACACAACGCCGCAACCGTCCGCACAAGTTGAGAATACAAGCCATCCGGGCGGCGTAAGTTTTTCCCCGGTCTTATAATCCCGGAATGAGTAGCGCGGAATAACGCCACTTTTTTCTTGATCTAGTGCGTTGTTGATCGCTTGCGATTCTGTTACGATCTGAACGCCTTTTCCCGTGTGCAAAATATATCTTTCTTCCATTTATTCTACCTCTTTTCTTTTTATTTGCTCATTTTTAAGTAAAAGCCGCCGCCGGTATCGGTCCGGCTGGCATCCTCTGCGGCGACTATTTTAAAAATATGATTTTTCATAGCAAACTTGCTTTAAATAATTGATTTTCCGACCAAGTCCGCCGCCTAAGTCCATAGCATAAAGCATAATGTTTGTTGGAACCGCATCCAATAACTTTTCATATCTTTGCGGCTCCGGCATAGAGCCTAGCCATTTCTCCCATTCTTCGCGCTGAACATCTGCGCAATGTTCAATTCTTAAAAGTGCATCGCCTGGAACGTATGTAGACGGGTTTACATACCATGTAATTTTTCCGCATTCAGCAATATGTGCGATTATCTTATAATCGCCGTTTTCCTTGACTGCTTTATTACATACAGTAACGCCATTTCCAAGGCATCCTAGAAATAACTCAAATTTTTCTTTTCTCATTTTCCTATTCCTCCACATTCTAAATTTTTCCGGTTATTCCGGGTAAGGGCAAGCCGGGGAATCGAACCCCGGAAACGCCGACCTTGCCTAATTTATAGAATTGTGCGAACCTCATTATTATCATCATCAAGTTCTATCAGATTAAATAAATCGTGTTTTTCTCCTAATTCAAAATACTGATTTATGGCGTCTTCTTCGTTATCTGCCAAAATCATTTCAAAATTATCATCCTCAATTTCTGCTCTGTACCATTTCATAAAATCAACCATCCTTTCTTTATTCAAAAATGAACCCGTAGCCGCTAGTTTGTGCGGCTCTCTGAAATTCTTCTTTTCCGTACTTTTGATACATCTTTTCAAGGTTCGCGGAAATGTCAAACCCTGCAAGTTTTAACTCAAACAATATTTGTATTTTGTCGTCCATGTTTTCCCTTTCTGGTCTGCCATCATCAGAGCCGAGCGACTATCCCGCGGCTGACGCTCCAGATCGGAGCGTTTCGGCTATGCTATGCAGATTTCAAATACATCGCCTTGGACGTGTTCAAAATCGACTTTTTCAAAAATCCCAATGTCGTAAAAGTCGGCTGTGAGTTCCCCGAAGTGGTTATACTCAAACGCGATTCCGTTCTTTTTCAGTTCGTTGATCGCGTCACCGTTCTTTGTTGTTTCCCATGTAAAACGCATTCCCGTCTTTCTCATGTTTAAGCCCTCCCTATAAAATTTCCGAAATCTGTAAAATCTGTGCTTCGCTCAAATGATCAATAACAACGTTTCCGTTTACGTCGCTCAATTCGTATTCATCTGGAAGAGTAGCGAAACCGTCAAACTGGTTCGAAATATAATAACCTTTGCTTTCTAATAATGTTGTTGCTGTTTTCATATCTTTCATGTTGTAACCTCACTTTCGTGTTTCATTTGATATACTAATGGTACACGATAATAGATTATAATACAATTGACACAATACACGAAAATAGACGACGCAAAACAGCAGTTTATTGTGCAATATGATACATGAGAATAGACGTTGACATGGTGTGAAAAATCTATTATCATATATAAAAAGAAAAGAGGTGTGACGCATGGCAAATTATGGAGTAAACGGATATATTGACTTTTCCAAGCTGTGGAATATCTTAGATAAGAAAGAATATAATAAACAGTGGCTAAAGAATAACGGAATCCATTCTAATACTGTAGCGAAGCTGACCAAAAACGAAAATGTAACTTGTGAAGTTATATGTAATTTATGCAAACTGTTAAATTGCCAGCCGGGCGATATTATGGAATATAAAAATAATTAAAATACATGAAAATAGACTATTGACATATACACGATAATAGACTATAATACAACCATAGCAAAGAGATAGAGTAAAGGCGAAAGTCAAGAAAGGGGAACGGCATATGAAATTAGAAAATTTGAAGAGTAAGAAGGAGAACGGAATGACCTTGTATTTTTATGCGGGGTTGGGTTGGGTAACCGCAGAACGGTTGAGCCAGCCGGACGTTGCAGAGAACGAAGCAGTCAAAGATTTTGATTGCAATCCGAAAAATTCCGGAAAGTGCTCCGACTGCCCGCACAACCGAAATTTTTCGGATTGGCAAGACAGATTGCCGTGCGGTCAATGGCACTGCTGGGTTGACGTAACTTGCAAATAAGGGAAGGAGGACGGAATATGATTATATGGAAGGCAACGAGTGTGAATGGACTCGTGGAATATGAACAGGAATCAGAAAGCTTCAAAGAGCTTTTTGATGAACTGGACGAAAGGGGAATAATTAGTGATCCGGATTTTCCACTTTATGACACGGCGCTTTTAGAAAAGTATGGGAAATCGTTTAGCGATAATGACTTTAAAGACGAGACTGGCGAGCTTGATTACGAAAAAGTCGATAATTTTCTGTATGGAAAGAAATTGTCTGACAAGGAACTGTATGAGTTAATACTTTCCAGGAACGGAGAAGCGTATTATCAAAAATTTATGCGTGAAAACGAAAATCAGATTATTGAAATTGATGAATCTGATTTTGATGAAACCGGAAAATACAAGTTTTAAAAATGCCGGTGGATTATCCACCGGCGACAGTCACGTAAATTTGAATAGGTACTAAACCTAATCTTCCAAAACTTACGTGATTTAGAATAACATGTAATAATTCAAAAGTCAAGAAAATATTTTAACAACATTTATATTAACCAGACAAGAAAGAGAGGAAAACATAAAATGAAGAACTACAAAGAGTACGAGAAAAGGTTTATAGGGGCAAGCGATATTGCGGCATTAATACTTGTTGGATGCGACGAAAACGGCTTGAAAACAAGCACTCTTGATTTTGGCGAAGACGGAAGTTATATGGCATACGTCGTTGACGAGGACGCGGAGATAGGTGCACATTATAAAAAAGTCGCTGATTTTAAGCACTGGCTCAAGATTTATGACGACGATGAATTAACATACCGGATTAATGCACAGGAGATAAACATATATCGCGCCGGAGATTTTGGCTGTATCATACAGACAATCGGCAAACATTAAAAAAGAAATCGAGTGGGAAAGAATAAAAATCTGACCCACTCATTTTCATCACTGAGAATATAATTATTTCAATCCTTGTATCCGGGGATCGCTCCGGATACCACAGCGACAAGCATCCATGCCGTGCGACATATCTATATGTCTATCATCAGATCGGACAGAACGCAAGTAAATATTTTCAAACAAAGGGCAGCTTTTCACGGTGCCTTTTCTTTTTTCTATGTCCAAAATCAACAACGCTACCGGGCATATCTTACAAAATCTCCAAAAACCGTAAACAAACTATAAAACTTTTCTTAATTTTTTATAAACAAGGCTAGTCGTATTGAGTCTTTGATAAGCCACAAAATGATAGAATAGTATCAGTTTTTACAAAAAATCGTCTGACAATCGTCTGACATAAGGCGACACAATCGTCTGACGTCGCTTTTTCAGAACTATGTTTCTCTTTCTCTCTCTTTCTTAATCTTTTAGAGTAATAATAATACACTGTATCTAAAGTCTATAGGTTTATAGTAAGTGTATATCCGCATACGCGCGCGGCGTAAGTATATAATATCACCGTAAAAAAATAAGGCTTGACTTTAAACCCGGAAATAGTGTATACCAAAAGCAGAGAGAAATAAAACGGATTGGAGGTGTGAATATATGCAGGATGTAGAGAGCGTAGATCTTACAAGCCTTATAGTGGATCTAGGTACAGTACAAATATACACATCAACTGTGCAAGATTTAATAGACAACGCTTGTATAGAATTTCACATCGAAGATTTACTAAAAGCTGGACAGAGACAATGGAAAGCTGTTATGCAGTATGTTGGTATGCATTTATTCCCGGATACATCGGTACTAAAAGACAAGAGCTTGAAACCTCTTGGTAATGCAACGATACCGACTAACTGCAATAGATACGACAGAGAGGTGTTATATAAACTTTGTGACTATTATATATATATATCCAATGTCTACAGTAAGCTGGTAAGTACAGTAGCATTCAGTTATTTTTGTAATATACCTACAAACACAATGGATATATGGAGCACAGAAGAACCAAGCTCGTTGGCTTTCAAGATGTGGCAAAAATTGCAACGATCTCGTAAGGATTGCATCCTTGATCGTGCGTATGACTCCAATAGTCCCGTAGGCACTATGTTCGTAGGAAATAACGAATTCGGCATGAATCAGCCGGGAATTGGAGATAATGCCACCCAAAGAAGGGCAATTACAGCGCAGGAGCTGCCAAGGCTGGACGAGAAAAAGAGCCAAGAATTGCACGCGATTGATACACAATTCACGGATGCAACGGCAAATAACACGGTTTAAATTGTGTGTGATTATTCTACAATTCACAAATGCAGTAATACCAAGGGTTGTAGCGCTTCAACTATTCGTGAACTATTCGGAAAAGTTAGGTTTTGCGAATAGTTACAAAGGCATGACATGAATTGTATTAAAACAATTTGATTTTCACACAATGACAACAAAACGAAATGGAAAATATTTTAGATTTCCATGTTTGCAAGAAAAGGATGGGGAGGGGGTCTGACAGAAAGACCACCGGGCGGCTACTAAGTCCCTTAAATACCTCAAAAAATAAAAAGCCACTTACAATAACACCCATTGACTTTCACCGTAAATAGGCTATAATAAATTTATAACAATTCACTTTCACGTTGCGATTCGCAACTAAATTTCCAAAAATTTTTTAAAAACAAAAAAGAGTGTTTCGGACAGGAGAATGATATATGACCGGAAATGAGTATCAGAAATTAGCAATGCGGACAAATGATCGCAAAGCGACAGAAAGAATTTCGGATAAACTTGATTTGCTTAAATCTTGCAAAAAGAACAATATCGCATCGTTGCAAGATTATGACCTTGGCGGTATCTTTAATGCTTGCCTTGGGTTATCCGGTGAGGTTGGAGAGTTCAACGACATGATTAAAAAGTGGATTTTCCACGAGAAACAGCTTGATATTGACCACGCAAAGAAAGAAGCTGGAGATATTTGTTGGTATCTTGCAATGCTTTGCGAATCCTTCGGCTGGAGCTTGGATGAAATCATGCAAATGAACGTAGACAAGCTTAAGGCACGTTATCCGGAAGGGTTTGACATTGAAAGGGCAAACCACAGAGCGGAAGGTGATGTTTAATGGCAAGATGCAGCAATGAGTTGATGAAAACCGAGTATTCCGAAACCTTTGATGAAAAACGCAAAGGTTTGATTGAACAGTCGTATTACAAATACGGACCGGCAAGAATGAACTTCTCCACAGGGAATGTGGATGCAATCGAAAGTTTGAAAATGTGCCTTGCCAAGTTTGAAGAGACCGGAAATCTTGAATATCTGTGTGACGTTGCAAATTATGCCATGTTCCGGTTTATGTTTCCACAGCAGGGCGAGTATTTCGAACATACGGACTCTGATTCATCTGCCGGGATCTTCGGTATGAGCGTAAATGAAATGGAACGATTCAAACAGGAACACAGCTTTGATGATGGGAGATATTGATATGGCTTTGAAAGTTATTGCAACAGCGACAGATGTCCTCGTAATACTTGGACTTATGGGAGGACAGGTAAAACAAAAAGACAATTCAAACGCAATTGGTTATTTGCTTTCATACGCGATCTTTGCAATGAATATTATGGTCATTTGGAAATGATGGGCTATCGCCAAACGGTAAGGCACAGGATTTTGATTCCTGCATTCCGGGTTCGAATCCCGGTAGCCTAATTGGTTGCATGCTGACGTTTCATGTAGCCACGTATGTTTTCCATACGTACTTGAACCCTTGGTTGAGTGATTCAAGCATTTGGGTTTCTCCTTTCGCCACTAGGACGATTCTGTTAAGGACGGTGCGAGACCGTCCGGTGGTATTTGTCACAGAGGGCGGCATCTTGGCGTAAGACTATATGGTGTTGAGCGGTATCTGCTTTGTAATTTGCAGACGTGCAATCCATATGGCAGTCAATCATGGTTCGGGCATCTATCCCACGGTGTCCGAGCTGTGAAAATGTAATTCCCCTTAAGAAGTTAGGTGGTGGAAGAACGAAATGCAAGCAAAGAAGCTGATCGGTAAGAGTGTTGCCAAGTGATAGGCGGAAAATCATCCGTAATCAGCAACAACACCTTTTCAGAATCCGATTATGTGAGGTTCAAATCCTCACCCACCTACTCGGTCAAATTATGCTGTCTGCTTGCAGGCGGTCTATGTTTTGGCTGAAATACGATGCTTGTCTATTGCTCTGCAATAATTTAATTCGGAGTAGAACCATGGAAATAGGCTTGCATGGTAACATTGAGTTGCCGGTGAAATGCTGTAAACCGGATAGTGCAAGGCATAGCACGATAAACATTATTGCTAACCGTCTGATGGCGGTTATGGGGATTTAATTCAGTGGCAGAAGACACGGCTTATATCCGGGTTGTCGCGGGTTCGATTCCTGCAATCCCCACAGGTGATGTTGCCAGTACACCCCTAGTGTGTTTATTACAGAAATGCAGGTGCTAATCAATATACCGGTTAAACTTAGCACAGGTAACTGGATTGAGCGGTTGTCATTCAAAAGATGGCGGTAACCGCTGACTAAAAGAACCTTGCACTTAGTGTAGTGTGGAGCAAGGAAAAACGGAAACTACACGACATGGCTTGTTAGCTGAGATGGATTAGCGACAGACTGAAAATCTGTATAGGGCGGCTCGATACCGCCACAAGTCATTGAGCGGTGTTAGTAGCACCGCGCCATTCTGAAGCGCAAGGAATGGTTCGGGTGTGGAACTTCCATGCCCGGCGCGTGCAGATATAATCCTAACTGGTAAGGAAACTGTTTGCTAAACAGTCAGTAGCCGGAAACGGTGTTTCGGTTCGAGTCCGAATATCTGCGTTTATCCTTATCTCCACTTAGTCGGGTGCTACTGCAATAGTTCCGGTCGATGGGAGACTTATGGATGGTAGCGGCATAATTGGTAACAGAAAACCCTTCCGTGATTAGAAATTGCAGATTTGAAAGCGGTTGGCATGGTTTTGTCTGACAGGGTTCGATTCCCTGTGCCGCTATTCGATGATAAAAACATTATGGAATATTTATATCAAACAAAAGACACGGAATCTCACGAGGATTCCGATTTTTGCTATGGCTGGGGGCGAAATATGACAAACTGCGTGAATTGCGGCGCACCAATCGAAACCGATAAAAAGGTGTGTCCTTATTGCAAAACTCCATATGAAAATGCAGGAAATTATAGTTTAGGTCTTATAGGATCAGCGGTGCAGAAATTGTCATTAGATGATTACATAAGATTGTCAATGCCAGAACCATGGACGCGCCATTGTGAAGAACCATATTTCGATGCGGACGGCATTTTGCATCGTATTGTTCCGAAAAAATTGCTTTGATTGAGGTGTAATATGTGTGAATTTTGCGAGAAAAAATTTCCTGTCATAACACATTATGGCAAATTTAAGATTGACAAGTTGTCAAATAAGCCTGTAATTACATGCGACTTGAATAAATGTCCACCCTTTGCGGTGTGTAGCAGTAAAGATATGAATGTTGAAATGGTAATGGAAATAGCTTATTGCCCTATGTGCGGTAGAAAGTTGGTGGAAGATGGTTAAAGAAGCGTTGCTTGCCTGTTCAAGTAAGGGAATTATCACACTATCACTTGATGGCGAAATGGTATGTGGAGTAGTAAGCATTGATAAAATATCAAATATTTATCGAAAAGACACAGCAAAAGAAATTCAAATAACATTACTAGCAGACGAAGTTAAGGTGAAACTTCCAAATGGAGAAATAAAGGATATATCAGAAATATAGAAAGCTGGTGTAGCGGTGAATCTTGCAGGAGCAAAGGGGAAATATTATCCAACATACAAATATGCACTTGTTGATGTCAAAAGCAAAAAACCGCATTCACTTTATGCTGATAGAAAAACAGCCGAAGAAGAAAGATGCGATTTATGGAACTGTTATGGTGCGGTGCTAATTGTTATTGATTTGTCAGAGGTGGAAGAATGAAACCATTAGAAAAAATATTTTTTAGAGCTTGCGTGAATGAGCAGAAAAGAAAATTGCCTTCAAGCAATCGAGAATTGAGCATAAGAGCTATTGGGAATATTTTTGAAAGGCTTGGATTCTCATATAAGCAGTTAATGTATTATGTCAGAAAGTGGTCTGACAGGGGATTTTATGATTACGGAACAACGCTTGATTTGGGATGGTTTGAATTTGACAAACTGACCGGAGAATATAAACGGATTTATGATTCTATGACAAGTACGGACGGATGGAAAGATGGAGAGTTGGCAAATTATATTGTCAGCAATTCTTTTAATCGAGAGCGGATAACTAATTTTTCATTGAGAGAACATCTTGGAATCGGACAGGATAAAGAATTTTTTAATCCGTACAGAAAGGTGGAAGAATGAATGAATGAATTAACACAAAGCAAAGACGGATATATCGTATTTGACGAGAGCGGAACTTGCGCGCTTGCATATGGCGCAGCGGAAAAATGGTTCAAGACCTATGATGAAGCAATCAATTATGCTTTAGAAAAAGTTACTAAAAATTGTGAATTATTTAAAGACCGCATTGATTTTAACTCTGTAATTGTTTATGAGGGTTCAGAAGGATTTATGCATCAGTCGCACAGTATTCCTTGCGGAAAAGTGTTGTTTTGGTGGAAGAATCATAAATAGTTTGGTGGTGGATAAGAATGTGTGAATTTTGTGATAATGAATCGAAACAAATAATTGATGATAGAGAGAAGGATTCTATTTTGTACATTTCCGATTCAGAAAAAGAAATGAGAATTTTTCTTGAATATCTCAAAGAGAAAATGGACAACAACGGAAAAGAATGTTTCTTAGATGGAGAACATGATATTTTAAAAACAGAAAATTACAATGTTGTCTGTAAAAGTATTCATGGTACTCTACTTGGAGTCGGATATGGGTATTGTCTACATTACTGTTTTTCAAACAATTTTGATAAGAGTAAGTGCAACGATATGGAAAAATACTCGATGGAAGAAATTCTTGCGCACACAAGAGAGGGCGCAAAAGAAATATCGGAACTTGATATTTTGTATATGCTAGGATTAGTTTAAAAGGCGGTGGAATGATGAAGCAGGAAAAAGAAATTTTATGCACATGTATTAATCATGAAAATTGTCCATTAGACCCGGTTAGTTGCGGATGTTCAATAGAAACTACGACTTTTGAAGATGCTTGTATGGGTAAAAGAACATTCATTCCGGGAATCGAATGTGATAAGTGAGGGATTTATATGAAACATCAAAAAGAATGGTGTACTTGTGATCGTTGTGGTACTGAAATTAAAAAAGGAATACTTTGTGGAAATTCCATTACAAGGAATGGCATTTTAAATACCACATACGACTTGTGCTATAAATGTATGGAAGATTTTGAGGAGTTTATGAGAAATGACAGTTAATATGGGAACCAAAACCTATGAAATGAGCCACAAGCAGGCAAAAGCTATTCTTGGAACGGCTAAGAAACTTGCAAATTGCAATATATACGGAATTGAAAAAGGCAATGTGGTGATTATGCTGAATGAAAACTATGATGACGATATGAGCCTTAAAAAAGCCGTAGCGGAGTATAAAAAGAAAGGGTTCAAGGTGCATTGGAAATGAAAATAATCAAAGAAGGCAGCCTTAGGTACGAAAGAAAACCTTTAAAGTTTGAGTGTAAGAATTGCAAAACCGTTTTTGAAGCGGAAAAGACTGAATATGAATATTGTGGAGATCAAAGGGAAGGCGATAACTACAAGTGTGAATGTCCATTGTGCCACAAAATGGTATATTACAATTAAAAGACAACCGGCTAACAAATGGAGTTAGTCGCTACCCTAAAACAGTTATAGGCAGAGGTCAAGGCACTTCTGCTTTTGCGGAGGTGCTTTTTATTTGGCTTCAAGGCAGTTAATCAATGCAGTAAATGGATATGAAAACTACATACAGAGAAAAGGCGTTGATGAACAGGTAATAGATGCCCTTTTGAAAGCGTGCAATGTGGCGATTCGGACGGAAAAAGACGTTGACTACGGATTGACTATAACCGAAAGAACAAAGGCTTTAATCAACGAATATACGCAGAAAAATGCGGGCGGTAGCATATGGGAACTTGAACGATATGCGCAGAATCACGACATTAAAGGCGGATACAAACTTGTGGATCAGTTCTATGAAGTCTTGCGATTAGAGAGCTTTTATCGTTTCGAGAGCTTCATCTACTTTATGGAGCGCAAAAGAAATTGGAGTAAACGGTTTTATTATCCGCGTCGCAAGACGCTGAATATTGTCGCCCAAGATCTTGAAGATTTGGAAAACCGGAAGATTAAATTTTACGGATTGTCAATGCCATCGCGTGTCGGTAAATCGACTATCTGTATTTTCTTCCTTGCGTGGGTGGCTTTGCGCAGACCAAACAGCCATAGTGCTATGGGCGGTCACTCCGGTATTTTAGCAAAAGGTTTTTACAAAGAACTGATGAATCTTTTTACCACGGAAGAATATACCTTTGCGGAACTTTTTGCTTATTGGCACCCGGAATACGCAAACGCAGCACTTCCGACAGACAAAAGCGCGGACGAATTTACGATTACGCTTGGAGATCCGGACAGATTCGCAACCGTAACGTGTCGTGGTATTGACGGAACATGGACAGGAGCGGTCGATGTTTCAAAAGATGGATATTTGTATGTCGATGATTTGGTTCGTGATCGAGAGCATTCATTAAGCCCTACTCGAATGGAAAACACATACCAAGAGTACCTAAACAAGATGGTTGACCGTAAAAATGACGGTGCAAGGGAATTGATGGTTGGTACTCTTTGGAATGTTTTAGATCCATTGGAGCGCATGAGAAAGCAATATGAGCATGATCCAAAATACCGATTCCGTAAGATTCCGGCACTTAATGAAAATGACGAAAGCAATTTCGCGTATGAAATCAACGGATTTTCCACGGAATACTATCGGGATATGCGAGATAAGCTTGACAACGCCGAATGGATGGCTAAGTTTATGCAGCAACCATATGTCCGCGAGGGATTGCTTTATACGGATTTGAGACTATTTAACGGAATCCTACCGGACGGAGATTTTCGGAGAATCGGAGTTGTGGATGTCGCCTGGGGCGGCGGCGATAGCTTGTCAATGCCGATAGGGGCAGAATATGAAAACGGTGATGTTTATATTTACGATTGGGTATTCAACAAAGGCCCGAAAGAGGTAACAATTCCTCTTGTTGTCGGACGAATTATCGGGAATGAGATTCGGCAGACAAGATTTGAGGGCAATACCGGAGGAGATCTGTATTGCAAATATGTAGATGAAAAGTTGCAGGCGCAGGACTATAAATGCTCGTGCACAAGCAGAAAAGCACCAAACAATGTTGAAAAGTTATCAAAGATCATAGCATATTCCGGTGATGTTAAGAGAAAATTCATATTTCTTGATACGCACCGACCGACGCAGGAACAAATGAAGAAAGATTCAGATCTTGGAGTAACAAGATATTACAGAAATGACGAATATCAAGCGGCTATGGATGAACTCTCTATGTTTGTAAGCATTGGCGGTAATGACCACGACGATGCAGCAGACGGTTTAACTCAGCTTGAAATGTTTATAGAGAACCCAAGCAATACCGCAAAAGTAGAAGCGGCAGTAAACCCATTTAGGAGGTATTAGGATATGACAACAGACAAATATCTTTCACAGATAAGCAGAATTGACCATGCGATTGCAAATAAGCTTGAAGAAATAAAAAGGCTATCCGATATGGCAACATCTATATCCATATCCCCGAAAGAGGTGGATGTGCAATCATCCGGCAACCCCGACAAAATGGGGAGCGCGGTATCGAAGATTGTTGATTTGCAGAATGAGGTTCAGACACTTGTAGATGAATTGGTTGATAAAAGACGGATTATCATATCACAAATTGACAGTATGGATAATACAGATGTATATATCGTGCTTTCATCGCACTATGTCAATGGAAAAGATTGGAACTTGATTTCCGTTGAGATGAAATATTCATACAGGAACATTATGAAACTTAGAAAAAGAGCATTGCAGGAGTTTGAAAGACGTTATGGACAACTTTACTCTGAAAAGAGTGCATAAAAGTGCACAATAGTTCACATTCTTTCACAACATTTCCCAAAACTTGCATGGTATACTAAAAGAGTAGAAAAACAAAATCCTACAACCCCAAAAGCATATAACCCGTAAAAGACACTGTCAGAAATGGCAGTGTCTTTTATTTACAAGAAAGAGGTTGTTATGAAGAAAGTAACTATATATTGTCCGGATTGTGGAAGAATTGCCGGACATTATGATGGGAGATCTACGATAGATCATCCGTGTAAATGTAAAAAATGCAATCATATTGTGATTTATCGCGTGGCAACAGGCAAAGTTGAAACGAAGCCAATACCGAAACGCGCTTGCAGTAGTGGAGTTTTATTTATATGAATACAAAGTATTTTCATGACCTTGTAAAAGGCAGATACGGAAGAAAAATTGCATATGCTAACGTAGAACAGATTACGGCAGACAATATCGTAAACGTTGTCGGAAACTGCATTGGTGCATTTTATTTCAACAAGACAGTCATTCGTTATCTGTGGAACTACTACAAGGGCGATCAGCCTGTATTGTACCGAACAAAGGTACAGAATGCGGATATAACCAATAAGGTGTCTGAAAACCATGCCTATGAGATTGTTCAATTCAAGGTTGGTCAGACTTACGGTGAGCCAATTCAGCTTATCAGTAGGAAAGACGATGACCGTATAAACAATGCGGTTGATGAATTTAACGATTATCTGACCGATGCTAATAAGCAGGAAAAGGACATTAAGGCAGGAGAATGGCAATCCGCAACCGGAACATCATTTAAGGCAGTGCAGATTACAAAAAATGAAGATATTCCATTTAGAATTGTTGCACCGACGCCAATGAATACGTTTGTTATCTACAGCCGTTCCACAGAAGAACCACTTTTAGCAATCCAAGAGCTTAAGGATGCCGATGGACAGATGTATAAACTCTGCTATACGGACTCTTACGAATGCAAGATTGTGAACGGAGAGGTTCGAGATTGGAAACTGCATGGCTTTGGCGGAATCCCGATTGTTGAGTTTCCGAACAACCATGAGCGCATTTCTGATATTGAGCTTGTAATCGGACTATTGGATGCAATCAACACAATGCAGTCAAATCGAATGGATGGTGTTGAGCAGTTTGTTCAGTTTTGGATAAAGTTTGTAAATTGCGACATTGACCCGGAAACCTTTGAAAAAATGAAGATTTCCCATGCGCTGACGGTAAAATCCAACAATGAGCAGAATAAATCAGATGTTGACATTATGACACAAGAGTTGAATCAGACAGAGTGCCAGGTTGCAAAGGATGATTTATGGGATAATGCACAGTCCATTCTTGCCATACCGAATAAGAACAACAATAATTCCGGTGGAGATACACAGGGAGCGGTTGAGCTTAGAAACGGATGGGACTTTTCAAAGTCGAGAGCCAAACTGAAAGACCCAATTGTAAAGTCGGCTGAAAAAAGACTTGCGAAAGTTGTTTTGAATGTAATTCGTATACAGGATCACGATTTGGGATTAAGTCTGCGCGATTTTGATGTTCAGATTAACCATAGCCCACAAGACAATATGTATACCAAGTCACAGACATTATATCAACTTTTACAAGCTGGTATTCATCCACTTGTAGCGATTAAATCTGTAGGACTTTGGGGAGATGCAGAAAAGACATTCCTGTTGTCAAAACCATACTTGGACAATCTGTGGAAAACCATTGATGATGTAGAAACACAGGAACAGAAAGCACAAGAATTGATAAATAAAATGAATACAGATGGCACACAGAGCCAGATGAACAAAGATAAGACGGTCACCGAGTAATCGGTGGCTGTTTTTATTTTATAAAAATTCGCAAAGTTGTGAGCGTAAAAATCAACAATGTCGTTCGGTGTCGTTGCACCGTATAAAAATTCGTATGACATATCGGAGGTAATGGATGAAAAGAGAAGATCTGATTGCTATGGGATTAAGCGAGGAAAACGCAGACAAGATCATGGCAGATTACGGAAGTTCCGTACAGAGAGCCAAAGCAAAGGTTGACGAGTACAAGACAAAGGCTGACAAAGCTGAAGAGTTGCAGAAGCAACTCGATGATATCGAACAGGGAAAGCTCACGGAAGTCGAGCAGGCAAATAAGAACCTTGAAAAAGCCAATGCGAGAATCGCGGAACTTGAAAAAGCGCAGGCAATAGCCACGCAGAGAGCCAATGCTGCATCTAAATTTAATGTTACCGCAGAGCAGGCAGCACAGATTGTAAAAGACGATGGCAGCTTTGATTATGACGTTCTTGGAAAGATTATCTCTGAAAAAGAGACCGCCGCAGCACAAGCCAAGGAGCAGGAGATTGCAAATGGCAGTACGAATCCGGGCGGTGGCACGGCTGGCGGAAATAAAGACAACGAAAAGACAGAAGCGGAAAAAGCCGCAGAGTCGATCGGAAAGACTTTAGCCGGAACGAATCAGGCGGCTAAGTCGGTAGTAGACAGTTATTTATCGTAAGGAGGTTTTAAAGATGAAGTTTACTGAAAAAAGTGTAACAACTCAGCTTGAAATTCTGAAAAGAAAATTAGGCGGCGAGCTGTTCGAGGAAATCAAACTTGATGATACCGCATTCACAGAAGGCGTGTGCAAGGCAGGAAATCCAATCGCCGTAGATGGAAAGGTTGATAAGGAAACAAAGCCAATCGGAATTTTACTTACAGATGTTTATAAGGACGAGAACCCTAACGGAACAATCCTTAGAGCGTTTGGAGTTGTAAATTCTGCAAACATTCAGACAAGCACAGGAGAAGCTGTTGCAGAAGCAGTTAAGACAGCCCTTCCGTTAATCGTATTTGAATAGGAGGTAATACAGAATGAACATTAGAGATGTGTATAGTGCAAAAGCAATCGCGCTTGTAAACACAGAGGTAGCAAGTAATAAAATTGCGTATCTTGGTTCGGGATTATTCCCAGCTAAGAAGAAAATGGGACTTGATCTGAAATGGATTAAGACTTCCAAAGGACTTCCGGTTTCTCTCGCACCATCAAATTTTGATGCAGTGTCAACGTTAAGAAGCCGTGAAGGATTCAAACTGACAGAAACAGAGATGGCTTTCTTCCGTGAGTCTATGCTCATTAAGGAAGCGGACGAACAGGAAATCATGCGTGTACAGGATAGCGCAGACCCATATGCAAGCGAGGTATTAAGCAGAATCTTTGATGATGCGAACACTCTTATTGATGGAGCAAACGTAGTGCCGGAGCGTATGATTATGCAGTTGCTTGCACCGGCTGATGGATCTCCAAAGATTTCCATTCAGGCAAACGGCGTAACCTACGCTTATAACTACGATCCGAGCAACACATACAAGACCCATAACTTTGCAAACCTTGAGACCGCAACAGATAAGTGGGATGACCACGAAAATTCTGATCCACTTGACGATGTTTCTGTTGCTCTTGATGCAGTCGAATCAGAGACAGGAGAGAGACCTTCTATCATGATTGTTTCTCGCAAGACTATGGATCATCTTAAGCAGAATAAGAAGATTCGTTCCGCCATTCTTGCGCAGAATGCCACGGCAAACATCTTTATGAACGACAACCGTGTTAAAGAGGTATTCTCCAACGAACTCGGAATTAGCATTATTGTTTACTCTAAGCAGTACAAGAATGAAGCTGGTACGGCATCTAAGTTTTACCCAGACGGATTTGCAACGCTTATCCCAAGCGGAGCACTTGGAAATACATGGTACGGTACAACACCGGAAGAACGTACACTTATCGGAAAGCCTACAGCAGATGTTTCTATCGTAAACACAGGTGTTGCTGTTGCAATTTCCGTATCGGAAGATCCTGTACAGACTAAGACAACGGTATCTGAAATCGTACTTCCGTCTTATGAGAGAATGGATAGCACCTATGTAATTAAGTGCTATTAGGGGGTGATCCTTTGGTTTACGAGTGCAAAACAAAATATAAGGGCAAATGGTATATGCCAGGAGAGGAAGTGCCGGAGGAAAAATCTCCGGTATCTTCCGTTGGGTATACAAAGACCGAAATCAACAGAATGAGTACCGCAGACTTGCAAAAACTTGCCGCGGAGCAGGGAATTGAAAACGCACAAACAACAAGTGGCGCGGAACTGAAAGAAATTCTGATTGCAAAATTTAATCTGTAGGAGATCGCTTATGTCATACACACTTGTCGAGCAGGTAAAGATTCGTTTACAACAATTTCATATAGAAGAGGTAGAGGACGAAACGACCGGAGAAAAGTCCGATAAAGTTGTGTTTGATGAAAAAGAATGTAACCCTTTGATTGAACAGCTTTTAGAGCAGGCAAGAAAAGAGATTATCAGCAGGCGGAACTATCCGGACACATACACGCAAGACCAGATTGACAGTGATGTTAAGAACTATGAAAACATTATGGTCAATTTGGCAGTGTACGACCGGTCGCAGGCAGGAGAAGCATACATGGCAAGTCTTTCCGAAAACGGTGTGAGCCGGACATGGAAAGACCGCGAAAGCCTTTTTGTTGGAGTGTTTCCGTTTGTAAAAGCAATGTAATTAAAGAAGATTGAGCGTGACCATTATGGTTGCAGGCGGCGCGCATTAAGCGGTGGTGTGCAGTGCGTCAAAGGAGATTCAAATGAAAAGTATTTTGATTCAAACTTATCTTGTGGCACTGCCAATAGTGCTTGGATATATAGTTTGGCTTCTTAAACAGCAAAAGAAAAGCAGGGATGCGAACAGCAAAGGAACAATGCTCCTTTTGCGCGTCCAACTTATTGAATACCATGCAAAGTACACCAGAATCGGAGAAATACCGTCATATGCCTATCAGAATTTCTGTGAGATGTATGATGCGTACCATGCGTTGGGTGGAAATGGAATGGTTACGAAAATGAAACATGAAATTGAAGAGATTCATATAGGGAAAGGAGATAAAAGCCATGAGGAATTGGAAGGATTGGACTAAGAAAGCCGGAATCCGAGCAATCAAGACTGTTGCGCAGGCGGCGATTGCCGGAATTGGAACGGCGGCATTTATGGGCGCGGTGGATTGGAAATATGTTCTTTCTGCATCAGTCCTTGCCGGAGTGTTATCACTTCTGACAAGTGTTGCCGGAATCCCAGAGGAAAACACCAATGCTTGACATTAACAAGCAGGAAATGAAATATTCACAATCCGGTCAGAGGGTATTTATTCCGCAAACTGACGAAAATGGAGATATTGTCTATGAAGGGTACAAGGATTCCGATGGGAACTTTGTACCTTATTTAGATTCCGAAGGCAACAAGATTCCAAAAGGCGAGGAAATTGAAGGGTTTTCAGAACCTACGACATTCAAAGCCAATATCAGCAATAAGTTGTCGGAAGCCCTTGTGAAAGAATTCGGAATTGATGATAGTACATCATACTGTCAGCTTGTCACGGATAAAGGATATTTGCCACTGAAAGCCGGTGATGTGGTGTGGAAACGTTCGGAAATCAAACGCACTGATGATGGACTTGTGGATTCAGAAACCGCAGATTACATCGTAAAAGGCGTTGCCGATGAAGGACTGACCACGGATTTGTTTCTTCTTCGGAAGAATATTAAGTAGGTAATCACATGGCAAAGAAAACTATTTCAATGACACTATCCACTAAATCCATACAAGCCGCCATAAAGGAATTAGAAAAGTACCGCGATAGTTTACAGGCTAAATGCGATTTACTTGTTTCTAGGCTTGCACAGGAAGGTCAGACGGTGGCAATACAACACATATCGGAATCCCCATTAGGAAACACGATAACGGTAAGGGTAGATAAAGCACCACAGTTAATGACCTCGAACGCGATTCTGATTGCGACCGGAAAAACAGTAACATCAGAAGACAGAGAGCCGTTCTATACTTTGTTGGCTGTAGAGTTTGGAGCTGGTATTTTTTATAACTCCAAAGAGAACCCAAAAGCACCGGAGCTTGGATTCGGTGTCGGCACATATCCGGGGCAAATACACGCTTTTGAAGATGGTTGGTACTATTGGGATGATAAGACCGAAACATGGCGTTATACCCACGGTATCAAAGCCACAATGCCTATGTATAATGCGGAACAACGGATTATTCAACAGTATGTAAAGATTGCAAGGGAGGTATTCGGTGGAAAATGAGTTAAATAGTTGGGCACTTGATTTTGAAGATACCTTATGTTCCCTTTTGAAATCGTACATGGAAAGCAATGTAAAAGGAATTAAAGTGACGCAAGATGAAGAATCGGGCGGCACCGCAACATTCCCGACACTTTTAATCAGACAAATCGGTGGCACAGAAGCCGGAAGGACTAATGAAGCAAAGACAATCAACGCAATTCGCCCAACATTTCAGATTACAATTACAAACAAAGGTTCAAGAAAAGCAACTAAGGACATCGCAGCATATGCGGTGTCTTTTTTTAAGCAACAAATGTTTGAGGTATCAAATGTAATCACAACAATTTCCAAGCAAGTGCGAACGGTTACATTCCGCGCAACTCGCGTAATTGGAAACGTTGAGCATTTAGATCAGCTATAAGCAGAAAGGAAGTAGAAAATATGGCATCAACAAGTTATAAAACGCGTGTCATTGTAAAAGAGCACACGGACAAACAGGCTGACTTTGCAGGAACATACAATCTTTTGGTCGCAGCTAAGTCAGTTCCAAGCCCTGCATCACCGCCAAACACTGTTGAGTCAACCACAATGGAAGATGACCAGCAGACTTTTGAAAAAGGAATTAAGACTTCTGATTCAAGAGAAATCACAGGAAACCTTGAAAAAGAATATCTTTCAAAGGTGGATGGATATGGAGATAAAAAACTTGATATTATCCATCTGTACGGAACGGACGGTATCGGCGGTGTAGCGAAGTACGCATATGTAGGAACTGCAACAGCCACACCTAACGATGTAGGTGGAAACGATGAAATCCTTGAAATGACGGTAACAGTTATTCCAAGCACGGCATCAGAGCTTGTTACAGATAAGCTGACTGTCGTTGATAACAACGATGGAACATTCACTGTAACAGTGGTGGGGTAAAAAGCCTATCGGACGAGCAATCGACCGCACCGATAGGCGAGGATGAACGGTCGATAGCAGAACTTGAAGCAATAAGATAAGCAACAATGGGGCGGTGGCAACACTGCCCCTTGCCAATATAGGGCAGAAAGGCAAGGTAAAACATGAAAGTTAAATTAGGTGGAAAAGAATATACAATTCAGTTTGCAACAAGACCATCATTAAAAGCACATATCTTACAGGATATTATGAAGACGCAGGACATGGAAGATATTTCCTCTATGGAAGATATTCTTCTTGAAACGCTTCCCAAGACGCTTCTTGTAGGATTGCAGATGCATCACAATGAAGAATTTGGATATGATTACAAAACAAACGAAGGCTACGATGAGCAGCTTGAGAAGGTGTCCGACATTCTCTATGATGCGATTGACACAAACGAGATTAACTGCATGGATTTATTCGCTGATATGCAGGAGGAAATGATGACAAACGGTTTTTTAGCGCAGATGATGGAGTCGTTGGAGAGAGCGCAGGAGCAGGAGAAAGAGAAGAAAAAGACCCCATCCAAAGCGAAAACCAAGAATTAACATGGGAATATTACGTTGCGGAAATCCGTCCGTTTTACCTCATGGTAACGAAAGGCTACGGATTTTCCATTGATGATATAGATATGATGAATCCAGAGTTGCTTAAGCCTTATGTGGATGCATATAAGGCAGAATGGAAGCAACGCGACATGGAAATGTATATGTGGTTTGGCAGATATGCAACGTCAGCACTTGTGACAGCAATAGACGCGACATTCGGTAAGGGTAATAGTAAGTACGTGAAAGAAACTTGCTATGATTCCATCGAAAAGCATAATACGGACGATCCCGATGCAGAGATGCGAGAAATGCTTAAGGCAGAAGAAGCATGGGCGGCTGAATCAAGGAAATCACATTTACCAAAGCCAAAGATAGTTTAAGAAAAGAGGTATTGCTATGGCAGTAATTATCGGAAGTGCTAGGCGCGATGAACACGGAAACTGCTATTCTGGTGGAAAAGCCGGAGACCAGACCGGACAGGAAGTGTCTACGCAGAAGTTTTACAACCATTCTAAGGGATGGTACGTGCTAAGGGCGAAGGACGATAGGGTTGCGGAGAAGTTAGCCGAAGCTATGAAGATTGCGTGTGGCAACAAAAATATCGGCTATGACCAATTGGAACGCTACGGAGTCATTAAGCATGGTATCAACACAAAGGTCAAGACGGAATGCGATTGTTCTTCCCTTGTGCGTGCCTGTATTATCTATGCATCCGGCAAGGATGTGGGGGATTTTAATACATCCAATGAACGACCGGTAATTTTGAAATCCGGTTTGTTTGATGATATGGGTTCTTATCATGCCGGGTTTATTCTTCGCAACGGAGATATTCTTGTGACACGCATAAAAGGACATACAGTGATTGTTGTAGGAGGTGCGAAGAAAAGCAAAGGAAAGTATTATCCGAAGTATAAGGGAAACTCAAGCTCAATCGTTGAAGCATTAAAAGCGGTTGGGGAAGATGATGTGTCGAAAGAACATCGTGCGGAAATCGCAAAAAAGAACGGATTTTCCAATTTCAAGTTTACGTCAGAGGAAAATTCAAAGATGCTTTCTCTTCTGAAAAAGGGAAAACTGAAAAAGTAATTCAAGGGCGGTAGGGGTCAAATCCTACCGTCTTTTTAACCGGCTATCAATGTGGAAGATAGCCGCTAACCTAAAAAAGTTATAGGAAGTTGGTGGATAAATGGAATTAGAGTCTCTTGAAATAAAAATCCAAGCGCAGGCACAACAGGCAAGCGGTCAGATAGATGCGCTTGTGACAAGACTTGGGCGATTATCTTCCGCGCTTTCAGGGCTTAACACCGGGAATCTGAATAGTCTTTCCACAGGGGTAAGCAGACTTGCAGGGGCAATGACGGCAATGCGTGGAATTGACACACGAACTTTTTCTGCGGTTGCAAGAAATGTAAGCAAATTAGGCTCTATCAACAGCAAGCAGATTAATGCTGCAGCTGGTTCTATGCGTCAGATTCCCAATGCATTAAAAGGGATTTCTGGAATGTCGGCATCCGTTAAGGGTCTGACCGACCTTGCGTCTGCAATCAAACAGCTTGGTTACCAGAGTTCCACCAAGGCGATTGAAAATATTCCGAAACTTGCCACGGCAATGCGACAGCTTATGTCCGAATTGTCGAAAGCCCCTAGCGTAAGCCGGAATATTATTGACATGACAAACGCATTGGCAAAATTATCGCGTACAGGTGGAGCGGCAGGAACAGCGGCAAAAAGCATCACAAGCTCATTTAGCGGATTTAGTTCAAGTGCTTCTGCGGTAACAAAGAAGTCGTTTTCCCTTGCGTCTGCAATCGGAAAAGTGTATGCAACGTATTGGGCTTTATTTCGCGGATTTAGGCTACTTGGAGACGCCATTGACATATCATCCTCACTGACAGAGGTTGAGAACGTTGTAAGGCAGACATTCGGGCAGTATGAAAGCCTAATTAACAATTTCGCAAAAACATCAATTGAAAAATTTGGTATGTCTGAATTGTCCGCGAAACAGTTTGCAAGCCGTTTCCAAGCAATGGGAACTGCCCTTGATATTCCACAGAGAAAAATGGCAGATATGTCTATCAGATTGACAGAATTAACCGGAGATATGGCTTCATTCTATGATGTGAGTCAAGAAGATGTTGCCAAGAGTCTGCAATCTGTATTTTCCGGTACTACGGCACCTATGCGGCGTTATGGTATCGACTTGACACAGGCAACATTAAAGGAATGGGCGTTAAAGCAAGGGCTTGATGCGAACATTTCATCAATGACGCAGGCTCAAAAAGCCATGTTGCGTTATCAGTATGTGCTTGCGCATACAACCAATATTACCGGAGATTTCGCACGTACAGCAGATACGTGGCACAATCAGATAACCATGCTTAGAGAGAACTTCAAAGCACTTGGAGCGGTTGTTGGTGGTGGTTTAATCAATGCATTTAAGCCATTTATCAAGGTACTCAACGCAGTTCTGCAAAAGGTTATTTCTTTTGCGGAGATGGTAACAAATGCTTTAGGTTCTATTTTCGGATGGAAGTATGAAGCAAGCAAAGGAGCAGGAATCAGCGGTCTTGCCGATGATATTGGAAGTGCGTCTGACGGCATGGACGATTTAAGTAATGCCGCAGGAAGCGCAGGGAAAAACACAGGTGGTATCGCAAAGAATGCCAAGAAAGCAAAAAAAGAAATCCAACAGGCAACTCGTGCATTTGATGAATTAAAGGTTATTTCAAAGCAGAGCAAAGATAACACTTCCGGTTCTGGGAATAAAGGTTCTGGTTCTGGATCTGGTTCAGGTGCTGGTGGCGGCACCGGTGCTGATGGTGGATTAGTTCAGACAGACACCATCTTTAAGAAATTCAAAAGCAAAATCAAAGACCTTGAACAGTTGGGAGAGTCTATTTCCGGTGCGTTAATTAACGCAATGAAAAAAATTAAATGGAAAAAAGTGTATGCAAAAGCCGAAGGATTTGGAAGAGGATTGGCTCAATTCCTCAACGGGCTGTTTAAAGGGCAAAAAGGTACAACATTATTCGGAGAAACCGGAAAACTGATTGCCAATTCACTAAACACAGTGCTTCACGGATTAGATTCATTCGGCACAACGTTTAATTGGAAACAATTTGGAAATTCAATCGCAGACGGAATCAACAAGTTTTTCCAAAACTTTGACTTTGCATTATTGGCTAAAACTCTTAATTCGTGGGCGCAAGGTGCATTTGATGCAGTTACGACAGCATTAAGTAAAATTTCTTGGAAAGATGTATGGAAAGGCGTCAAGAAATTTTTAAGCAACTTAGACGTAAAAACAGTTGCAATTATTGTCGGTGCGCTGACAATCAAAAAAATCCTTGGATTGCATCTTGCAAAAACCGCACTTGATATAATCGGAACTTCCATTTCAAAATCAATAGCTGGTTCACTTGCATCAAGGCTTGGCGTTGAAATTGCGGCAAATGAGGGAATCTCGGCAGTATTGTCTACCGCTTTGTCAAAAAAAATAGGTGGGGCGTTTGCTACACTTGGAACAACTGTTTCAGCTGGTGTCAAAGCTTTATTCGGTAGCGGTGCGGCAGAGAGCGCACTTTCTTTTATCAGTCCAGTAGCAAAAGCTATAACCGGGATTGGATCTGTTGCAATTGGCGCGTTTACTGCAATATCAAACTTTGTGACCATGCTAAAGAACGGATTCAGTTGGCTTAATGAAGCACTTATGCTTGTCGGAGTTACGATTACGGCAGTCGGAGCGGTTATTTTAGGGGTAGCGGCAGCACCGGCAGCGATTACCGCAGGAATAGTAGCCGCTGTTGCAACGGCAACTGTAGTAGTCAAGGATCATTGGAAAGAAATAAAAGAAATTTTCTCAAAAGCCGGAGATTGGTTTAATACTAATGTGATTAAGCCAATAAGCGGATTTTTTGAGGGATTATGGAAATCCGTTTCCGGTTTTTTCTCTTCTTTATGGAAAGATATATCCGGTGTATGGAAAACAGTTTCTGGATGGTTCAATACTAATGTTATAAATCCTATTGTTTCATTTTTCCAAGGATTTTCGAAAAGAGTTGGTCAAATCTTTCAAGGATTGTGGATCATTGTCAAGGCTGTATGGATTGTTGTTTCTGATTGGTTTAAATCAAAGGTAATAGAGCCAATAAAGAAGAATTTTGAATTATTGAAATCTGCAGTATCAACCGCATTCAAGGTTCTATGGACAACTGTGAAATCGGTATGGGCGGTGGTTTCCGGTTGGTTTAAGGAGCATGTTACAACACCTATCAAGAATGCTTTTAGCTCAGCAAAAGAATCTATTCAGAAAGCTTTTAGCGCGGCAAAGACAGCGGTAACCGGTGTGTGGAATAGTGTTTCTAGTTGGTTTAAAGAACATGTAACCACCCCGATAAAAAATGCTTTCTCGAAGATGAAAGAAAGTGTAACTGAAATATTCAGCAAATTATGGAATAGCGTGAAAAGTGGTGTTGCCGGGGCAATGAACACCGTCATTTCAAGAATTGAAACAGCAATAAATTCATTGATCGGTGGAGTGAATACCGTTTTGAGAGGGTTCAACAGTGTTGTTTCTGCGGCGGCTAAAGTAGCAAAGGTAAAGTGGAGCGGAGTCGATCTTGTGCCGAAAGTGAGCCTACCTAAAGTAAAGGCTTATGCAACGGGCGGTTTTATGGATAAATATAGCATAGCAACAGTCGGAGAAAATGGGCTTCCGGAACTTATGGGAACGGTCGGAGGTAAGCCGGCGGTCGCAGGAAGCCAAGAAATTACTGGAATCAAAGATGCTATCAATTCAACATCTGCGCAAGAGGTTTCCTTATTGCGACAGCAAAATCAGTTATTGCAAGCTATTTTACAGAAAAATTTCGGAATTACTACAAGCGACATAGGAAAAGCTGCAAGGGATTATGGTAGAGAACATTACAATCGAACCGGAGACAATGTATATGTTTTTTAGTGACTTCTATAATAGAACGTGATATAATTCTAAATAAATCATATCACAAGAAAGGAGTCATTATGAGAAGCACAAAAAAATTATTAGTAGCGATGGGGTTGGCATTTGCCGTTTTGATTTCGGCTATGCCAATCCAAAATGCAGATGGGAAACAGATTGTTGCACAGGCGGCAACTATCAAATTAAGCAGAAAGACTCTTAATTTAAAAATTGGAGAATCCGCAACATTAAAGATAAGCGGAATAAGGAAAACTGCTAAATGGAGTAGTGGCAATAAATATGTTGCTTCTGTAAACAAGTCTGGAAAGGTTCTGGCGGTTGGAGAAGGAACAACGTACGTAAAAGCAAAAATTTCAAAGAAAACGCTTTCTTGCAAAGTTACCGTCACTTCTTCCTTTAATGCGAACAAGGTAAAGAAAAACATCTCAATTGAATACCAAGATAGTGGTCATGGAGTTGTTGCTATCTTGAAAAACAACAACAAGGTAAATGTTGATCTGGACGCAAAACTTGTATACTACAAAAACGGTAAAATGCTGGATAGCAAAAGTGATTGTAACAGAGCTTTTGAATCCGGTAAGGAATGTGTTCTTTATTTTGACGCACCGAGCGATTCTGATTATAACGATGTTTCTTATGATAACTATAAAATGTCGTTGAGTGTTGATGAAGCAACAAATGCTGTTTGTGATGTTCGCAATATAATGGTTCAATCGGACATTGGAGCAGATAATGTTACGGTTGAAGCTACAAACGATTCCGGAAAAGATTTTTCATTTGTGAAAATTTCTTGCGTAATGTATGATGCATCTGGCAACTTGATTAAATATGATTATCATTATGCAGAATGTGAAAAGAATGGAGACACCGATTATTTCTCGTTTAGTTTTCCGTACGATTCAAATTACGATACGATCTATCCGAGCAGTTATAAGATATATGTTGATGAAGCATATACATATACTTGGTTACAATAAAAATTGAAAGATAAATGATACTTAAGCCGTGGAAACACGGCTTATTTTAATTCCAAAATCGGATTGACACAAAATCAAAAATAGTCTATCCTTATTACTAAGGAAACAAACTTATCCGTGAAGATGCGGATTACTTACTCGAACGCCATACTGTACGAAAGAGGAAACCAATGTGATTTCACAAGAGGTTTCCTCTTTTTTATTCAGATAAAAATGTATGGAGGTAGACACGAATGAAAAAATCACAACTTATGCTTAAGATTCAAAATGGCATTGAGGTATTTGAGAATCCAATATTCGGACAGATCAGAATGGTCATGGTCGATGATGAACCATGGTTTGTTGGAAAGGATATATGCGAAGTATTTGGAGATACGAATTACAGAAGAAGCCTTTCAAATATTGATGATTCTGATAAGGGTGTGTCACAAATTGATACTCCCGGTGGAAAACAAAGAATGACGGTTGTTAATGAAAGCGGTTTGTATTCCTTGCTCTTTCAGATGCAACCACAGAAAGCAAAGGGTGTGTCACAAAACGACTCCCTTATAAACGAAAGAAAAGAAAAACTTCATAAGTTCAAACGTTGGGTAACATCCGAGGTACTCCCTACAATACGTAAAACAGGTGGGTATGTAAATAATGATGAATTATTTATTTCCACTTACCTGCCATATGCAGATGAAAACACTAAGCTGATATTTTCACAGACATTAAAAACTGTTAGGGAGCAGAACGAAACCATTAAAAGGCAGAAGAAGGAAATTATCCATAAGGAAGATGTTATTATCGGACTCGTTGATGATATTGACTTGGCAACCAAGAGACAGCGGATAACGCAGATTGTCCGTTTCCGCGCCGATGGAAAGTATCAAGAACGCTATTCGTTGCTTTATGGAGAATTTGAAAGGAAATATCACTGCAACCTTAAATCAAGGATGGAAGGGTGCGCACTCAAACCGAAAGTAAGAAACAAGATGGATTATATCGACAGGGAAATGGGAATGATTCCGCAGTTGTACGAAATCGCTTGCAAACTTTTTGAAAACGATGTAGAAAAGCTGAAATCTGAATGGGAATCAGTAGTAGCTTAAAATTTAATCAAATGGATAGCATCTACCAAACGGTAGGTGCTATTTTTATACCCATTTTTAGGAGGTAAACGATGGGATATGGCGGATATTTAGTAAAGTTTGGGAATTATACCATACCGAACAATTTAATAAAGCAGGACACGTTTAGTTCCTATGTAAATATGCAGGACAAAGACCCTTGGACGGATGAAAACGGATATGAGCATCGTGATGCCGTGGAACTGAAAGCCCTAAAGGTCGAATTTGAAACCAAAGCCATGCTGACCGAAAAGCAGTTTGATGATTTTTGGAAGAATATTGAGAAGAACTATACCAAGGCAAAGGAGCGCGGTGGCTATATCACGGCATACGTGCCGGAAAAACGCGGATATGTGACACAGTACGGATATATCGCTGATATTCAGCCTACGTTCTATTCTGTGGCAAATGGGAAGATTAAGTATGACGCAATCAAGTTTTCATTTATAGGCGGTGTGTATGATAAATAGCAATTTGAAAGAAAAGTATTGGGATTCCGCGACAGATAAACAGATGGTCATATCTGTTGTTGGAACGAATCAGAAAATAGACAATTCGATGCTTGAAATCGGTACGTTTGCGCTCGAAGAAAGTCTTTGTTCGGAATCTGAATTAAAGTTTGGAGCGTGCGAAGCGAATTGTGTAAAATTCACAGCACGAAACACCGCAGGAAACATTATTGGAAAGACAATCTCTATCGAAGAAACGATTGACGGAGATAGCCAAAATCCGATGCCATACGGAGTTTTTAAGGTTGCATCCGATGTTCCTACGGCTGACCGCACAAAACGGCAGATTACGGCATATGACGCAATGTATGACATTATCAATACGGATGTAAAGTCTTGGTATGCAGGACTTAGTTTTCCAATGACACTTAAGCAGTTCCGCGATAGCTTCTTTGCGCATCTTGGAATTGCGCAAGTTGAAACAAGCCTTGTCAATGATTCCATGACGGTCAATAAGACGATTGTAGCCACGCAGACGGACGATTCAAGCGCGGTCACAGAAGAATCCTCTATCAGCGGAAAAACGGTTGTAACGGCAATCTGTGAGATTAACGGATGCTTTGGAAATATCAACCGGAATGGCAAGTTTGAGTATGTCTTTCTGAAAGCAATCACAAGCGCACTTTATCCGGCAGAAGATTTGTTTCCGTCTGACAATTTGTTTCCGTCCGATGCAAATACAGAATCCATGACCGGACACTACATCGCGTTTGATTATGAGGACTTTCAAAGCAAGGCAATTACACAGCTAGAAATCAAGACAAGTGAAGATAATGCCGGTGCTATTGTTGGAACTGCCGGAAACAACTATTCTATTACAGGAAACTTCCTTGTATCAGACAAGACCGGAGCGGAGCTGGAACAGATTGCAAATAACCTATTGCCTATTATGGCACAGGCGGCATACACACCGATTAAAAGTTGCACCTGTGTCGGAAATCCATGTCTGACACTTGGGGAACCAATCCGATTCAATACCACGAGAGAGATTGTTGAAACGTATCTATTGCAACGCACTTTAACCGGAGTACAAAGCAAGAGAGATTCAATCTCGGCACAGGGAACGCAGACACACTCTGCAAAGGTTAATTCTATCAGAGACACGATTGAAAGCGTGGAAAGACGTACCGGAAAGTTAGAGAGGAACGCAGACCATCTTCAATCCACATACGAGGATTTAGAGGAACAGACAAATACCAAGTTTGAGCAGACCACAAAAAGCATTGTTGCAGAAGTCAATCGTGCACAAAAAGCGGAAGGGCAATTAGACGCATCACTGGAATTGAAGTTAGGCAGAGATGAGAACGACCAGGTTATTTCCATGATCAATGCCAGTGCTGACCAGATTATGCTTCGTGGAAACAGGCTCATAATTGAAAGTAATAACTTCCAGCTTGACGGGAATGGACGAGTGTCAATTATTGATTCGTTGAATTTTATTGCAACCTCGCTTGGTGATGACATTGTAATTATTGGACTCGATGCAAGAGGAAGGCCAATGCTGCAAAACATACGCATTGACCTAAACTCTGTAACAGATCAAGATGGAGTAGCCATAGGGGATCATGCAAGTACGGCAGATCATGCGACAACCGCAGACTCTGCAACAACTGCAGAAAGTGCAAGGCAGTGTATAATGGCATCAACCGCGCATTATTTGCAAGGTATTGGACTATCCGATTATGTACGAATTTCAGACAACGGAAATTTAATCCCAAGTTCTAGTTCTGTGTACTGTGGAACTAACCCCAATCCATTTGCCGGAGGGTATTCTTCCGGTGGTTGGAAAACAACGTCTGATGGTAGAAAGAAAAAGGATTTTCGAAAACTGTTAGAGGATGATCGGTTTGAGAGATTTTTTGAGTTGCTGCAACCGATGGAATATCGGCTCATAGAAAATGATGAAAAAATGCACATGGGATTTGTTGCACAGGATGTCGAACAGGCAATGACGGATTGTGACATATCTGAAAATGAGTTTTACGGACTGGAACATGCGGTATTCTCCGAAAAAGATTTTGAATCTAATGAGGAATGGGAAAAATTCTTAGAGCAGAATGGTGGCGCAAATGATATGTATACATTGTGCTATCAAGAGTTTATTGCGCTTAACACTGCCATGATACAGAAATTGCAGGACAGATGTAACGATTTTGAACGCAGACTATCCGCGTTAGAAAGGAGTGTGAGCCATGCAGAAAATATATAGCCGTATTAATTGGGAGAATTTCCCAAGTGAAAAAACAGCGGTAAATGAATCCAATCTTAACAAGATGGACTTGGCGATTGACAATCTGGATGATCGCGTGGTTGCTATGGATGCATCCAAAGTTGACTTGACCAAGGCTAACGAACTTGTAAAGGAAATCCTTTGGGATGAATCTAACGGCACACTGACAGTTGTTAAGATGAACGGCTCCAAGGCGGTTATTGATACCAAGTTGGAGAAGTTGGCGGTCAACTTCACGTACAATCCGCAAGCACAACAATTAGTAATCACGCTTGACGATGGCACGGCGCAGAACGTGGACTTATCCGCGCTGATCACGCAGTATGAGTTCTTAGAGGGTGACGAGATTGCATTTGAGGTCACTTCTGATGGAAAAGTCAAGCCGATGATTAAGGGCGGCTCAATAACTGAGGATAAGTTGCAACCGAATTTCTTGGCGGATATTAAGGTAGAATCTGCCAAGGCGGTAGCATCTGCCAAAAGCGCAAAAGAGTCCGAAACCAAGGCGGTAGCATCCGCCACAGATGCCAAGGACAGCGCAGACCGAGCGCAGGGAATCGAAGACGAGATTAACAAGAAACTCACAATGACAGAATTTGATGTGAATGAGGATGGGGAGTTGATTTACACGGACAATTCGGCATATAACTTTGTCGTTGACAATGATGGGAATTTGAATTGGGAGGTGGCTTAGAATGGCTATAGCAGGAAGAGTGGCAATTGTGCCAAAGGGCGATTGGAGCGCAGATGCTACATATAAGAGATTGGATGCAGTGACTTATAACAATACGCTTTATTTCGCAAAAAAGGATGTGCCGGCAGGAACGGCAACAAGCAATACAGAATATTGGTCTAAGTCTGTTGTAGGTGGTGCTAGTGCGATTGCAACAACAGAGGATGCCGGAGTTGTAAAGCCGGACGGAAAAAGCATGAGCGTAGATGAAAGTGGGACGCTTAGTATTAACTTGGATGGAACCACAATTACATTAGATGAAGCGAAAAACGTCATAAAGTTGGCAGATACACTAAAAGAAAAAATTGGAAGCGCACTGCAACCAGAAAGTATCGTAAACAACCAGATTACGACAGTGGAAGGCTTCGCACTTGATGCACGGCAGGCGAACCCGAATATAGACGGCACGTTGGCGAAACAGTTAAGTGATTTAAACGGCAGTTTAAATGCCAATATGCTGGATATTTCTTATATTCCAAGAACTTTTAAGCTTTTTAATGACGTTCCTTTAACAATTGGAATACACGTCTATTGCGTAGCTGGAGGTGGCGATCCAATATCCGATTCTCCGTATCCAGATGCTGATGGTTGGTGGAATGTAATACAATTTGGATACGGAAGTGGTTCAGCGCCTCGTTTAACTCAAATAGCATCTCAGGCATATCAAGCAGAGTACGGATTCAAAGGAAAAGACGAGTTGTGGATTCGTAGTCTGCATGATGTGACATGGAGCGAGTGGGTAAAGTTATAATTATAATTCTATCCATCCAGTGAGCCATTTATTACCAAATATCTCTCTTCTATATAACTTTGAAGTATTAAAGGCATATTCTAGTGCCAAGACAGTTATCCGCATGTTGCTTCCGAACCAAAATATATTATATTCGGCATTGTTAGGTGGTTTGTCAGCACAAGTAGCTGTAAAAGTTTGCGACCCAATAAAAGAGTGAGTAGAAAGTATATATTCGAGTATGGTTTTGTCAGTTACTTCAAAATTTTTTGTATTTATTACACCTTTTAAACTGCCGTTTAAGAAAATATATCGAACAAATATTCGAATGTAACTTATAAACAATTTTTTATCATAGAAAGGAAAAAATAATATGGATAAAATTATTTTAAAAAACAAAACAGAGTTCGAGATTGCTGAAGGAGCGAGTCTCGGCAATATTCAGATTCAGTCGAAAGACTTTAATGGAATCAAGTCAATCACAGATGCCTTCTCGGAAGAGAACATCTCAAAGGTCACATTTACACACAATGATCAGATTTCCGGCGAGTATGATGATCTTAAGTGCGATGGATTCTCATATATGCCGAACGTGGGAGAAGATGGCACAGAAGACGGTACATATACAGTAACCGTTAATCTGAGAACAAAGACGGAAATGGAAAAAGCCATTGATGAACTTAAAGCCGGGCATGAAGCAAACGCAGAAGCAATCCAAGAACTGGCAAGTATTACTGCAGAAAGTGAGGTGTAGGATATGGTTAAATTCTATGTGAGACGTATTCTTGTAGAAAAGAAAATGACGATTGATGAAGTACCGATGCGTTGGCGAGCCAAGGTGCAAGAAGAAATCGAGAAACAACTTTCCGCTTCTCTGCAATGACATTTCCTGTCGAAACTTGCGACCGAAAAATGTTGAAATCATGCATATTGCAGTGATACTATGGACTTGTCCGAAAGGACACTTCAAGTTCTGGCATGGGTGGGGCTTGGCATGGCTCCGCCCATAATTGGGGATTGACTATGCAGAACATACGTTCTATAATTGCTTTGTTGGTACATAATAGTTTATGATTGGAGGTTTTTATGGTGGGAGAAGTAAAAACAAAAGAGACTTACAAAGAAGAAATTATAACTATGATAAAAGAAATTGAAGATTATAAGATTTTACGAATTTTGCATGAATTTGTAAAAGCTGGGTTAAAAGAAGAAAAAGCAGGGCGTTGAACCCTGCCTTTTCTTTTAGAATATAAATTTTTCGAAAAATTCACATAACAATTCTTTTTTGCTTACCGGCAATCTGCTATATTCAATAATAATTTTTTTGAAACGTTCATCATTCATTCCAATATTTAATGCAACACTTGAAAATTCTTCGTCAACAGGTTTATTAATGCGCGGGTCTATTAAATCTGTTTTTCCGATTTTGAAATAATCAGCCAACGCCTGAAGCTTTCCTGACCTTGGAAATGATTTACCGGTACACCACATACTTAAAGTTGTTGGGTTAATACCTAAGTCTTTTGCAACATCTATTTGCTGTTTTTGATTTAATTCAATATAGTATCTTAAATTTTCAGCAAACACTTCTTTTTGGATATCGTCTATATCCATTTCGTTAAATTGATTTTCGTTATCCATTTCTTCTGCCCTCCTTTCTAACTGTATTATAAACCAATAAAATAAAAAATTCAATATTAAATCCAATAAATTTGAATTTTAGTGTTGACAATCCAAAATAATTGGATTATGATTAAACCATCAAATATGAAAGGAGAGAAAAAGATGCCTAGAATTTCATTAGAAGCAGTTCGCGTAAATGCGAAAATGACACAAAAGGAATGGGCTGAAATGCTTGGTGTATCTAATGCAACCGTTGTCAATTGGGAAAAGGGCAAAACAGAGCCTAGCTTATCACAGTTGAAAACCATGAGCAAATTATCTGGTATTCCAATGGATTTTATTTTTGTGCCAGATACATCCAATTAAATTGAATTATAAAGAAAGGAAGCGAGTGAGGACATGAAAGAAATTAAATCCGTGAATGATTTGGTTGTTGTTCCGGTTTCCTATTTTAATGGGATGGAAAAGGAATTGCAGAAGATTTTAAACAAGGTGGATATTCACGATATGGATGTCATGGAACAGGTTCTCCATATGCGGAAGTGGCTGAAAACCAAAACCGTATATGAAGAAACAAAGAGATTATATCCTAATCTCCGTTTGGAAAATATTCATTTGCTTTTACCACAAGAAGAAGAGAGTTCTTGTGAGTGTACTGATAAAACAGGCAGTGAATAGATTCTGCGGTCGTGTCGCAGATTGGAATTCCAAACTTATCCGGAACTTTTAGTTCCCAACAAAAATTATTGATATTTGCGAACGTTATATCGTTTTCAGTTAATATCTCTGCCATCTTTTCTCGGTCGCAGGATATTGTAGAAAAATCGCAAAACAAAAAGTATTTCAAATTGTATCACCTCCCTTATTTGATGATAAGGGAATTATACCACAGAAAGGAGATTTATGAACGAATTACAGATTTTTAATTCGGAAGAGTTTGGAGAAGTCCGAACGGTAGTATTAAATAGCGAGCCGATGTTTTGCTTGGCTGATGTTTGCAAGGCATTGGACATTAAAAATGCAACAGATGTTGCTAAAAGGCTTGATGATGACGAACGCACTAGATTAAATCTAGGGCGTCAAGGAGAAACAAACTTCGTTACCGAGTCTGGTCTATACGCGGTTATTCTCCGCAGCGACAAGCCGAATGCCAAGAAGTTCCGTAAATGGATAACAGGAGAAGTTCTTCCATCCATCCGAAAGACCGGAAGTTACGGAAAGCCTATGACAACGGCAGAAAAGATTCAGTTACTTGCACAGGGAAACGAGGAATTGAGCGGTCGTGTTGAAAAGGTAGAAGATAAAATCGATAGCCTTGAAAACGATATGCCTTTGTATGGATGCGAGATTGACGAGATTCAGAAGCACGTTAAGCGCAGGGGCGTTGATATTCTTGGTGGAAAGCAGAGTGAATCATACAGAGATAGAAGCATCAGAAGTTCAGTGTATTCGGATATTTACAGTCAGCTTAAGCGCGAATATGGTTGTGTGGCATCATACAAAAGCATCAAGCGAAAGTATATCGCAGATGCACATGAGTTTATTGATTGCTATACAGCACCAGTGTTCTTGCAGGAACAGATTTCATGCGCGAATGCACATAATGAATGAGTTGTTTCCTTATTATATAGCACGAAAGGGGAAATCAGATGAAAAAAGTAATCCAATTCATCATAGGTGCGGTGGCAATGGAGTATTCCTTGGTTGCCGCGTGCTATATGGATAGTGATGGCGTGGTCGGGAATATGGCGGCTATTAAATTTGTAGCCGGTGCAGTAATTGCGGCAATTATGTATTACTGGTCAGAGGTAGACCGGAAGAGAGCTGAACTCGACAAGCGAATTAAGAGAAAACGCAGAATGAGAGAGGATGCATGGTAAGCGTTGTGTATATAAGTGGTACGAGATGTTCCACGGAAGAAAAGCGTATGCTTGCTGAACTTTTGGCAGGGAAACGAAAGAAACAGAATGATAAAGATAATTTTGAAAAGGTTCTTGACAGAGAAATGGAAAGGAGAAGCAATGGAGAACAAAATAACACTGATCGGTGATGTTGTATCAGCACCAAGGGAAAGCCATAAATCAAGCGGTAAGAAATTTTATAAATTTTTTATCGGAGTTGAAAGAAGAAGCGGTGTTGCAGATATACTTCCGGTACTGTTTGATGAAGAAATCAGCGATACAGGAATTAGCGGAACGGTATACGTCTGTGGAAAGATTATTACCAGACGTGTAAAAACAGGGTCTGGAAAAGCCATTCTTATGTATGTTATGGCTGATACAATCACAAGACCAGAGGATGATAGTCCTTTGAATGAAGTAAGCCTTGATGGAATCATCGAGGAAAAGCAACTTAGAGAAACACCACTTGGCCGTAAAATCTGTGATGTGAAACTCAAAAACGTAAGAGAAAACGGAAAAGAGGATTTGATTACTTGCATTGCATGGGGAAAGTGTGCAGAGTATACGGACTCACTTGCTTTAGGCGATAGGGTAAGCATATACGGCAGATTACAAAGCCGGAGATATAAGAAAACGTGTAAAGATGGTCACGTTATGGAAAAAGTTACATATGAGTTGTCAATAAAAGGAATCGTGGGGGTGTAGAATAATGCGAATGATTTTAAAGTCGTTACATATGGAGAATTTCAAAGGTATTAAGAGCCTTGATGTGAATTTCTCAAATAAGACAAGTATTAAAGGGCAGAATGCAGTAGGAAAGACAACGATCTTTGATGCATTTACATGGCTTCTTTTTAACAAGAACAGTGCCGGCGAGGAAAAATTCAATGTCAGACCATTGGATAAGGACGGAAAGCGCATCGACAACGTGGAAATCAAGGTTGTTGGAGTTATTGATGTTGACGGCAAGGAAGTGGAGCTTTCTAAGGTTCAGAAACAGAATTGGGTTAAGAAGCGTGGAACTGACACCGTTACTTTGCAGGGAAATGTCAATTCGTTCGAGATTGACGGCTATCCGAAGAGCGAAGCTGATTTCAAAGCCTATGTTTCCGGCCTGGCACAGAGCGAGGATATGTTCAAGATGCTGACCAATCCGCAGTATTTTTCTTCTCTGAAATGGAAAGATCAGCGAGATATTCTGATGAAACTTGTTGCAGAGGTTTCAGATGTGGAGTTGGCAAAGACAGATGCCAAGTATGCGCCGCTGATTGGAGAATTGGAGAAAGCACCATCTACAGACGATATTCGCGCCAAGTTTTCCAAGGCTTTGAGCGAGTGGAAGAAGAAACAGTCTGAAATCCCGGTGCGTATTGATGAAGCCGAGAAATCAAAGGTTGATGTAGATGTTGCAGAGCAGGAGTTACTAAAAGCCGATTTGGAGCGAAAGATTGAAGCACTTGAAGATTTAATGGCGAAATCTGATGTGCGGATTGATGAAATGCGCAGCGAAGAAATGCATTGTCAGTTTGAAATGTCAGCTATTGTGCAGACCATGGATAATGAGCTTTCAAGCAAGAGACGTGAGATTGAAAATCACAAATATGACCACGAACGGAAGTTAGAGGATGTTCGTTCATCTATCAGAAAAGCACAGGATTCCATTGAAAGCAGTAAGAAATCAATTTCTGAACAGACTCTTAAGAAAGCAGACCTTGTAAAAAAATACAATGAGGAAGTAGTAAAGAAATTTGATGATTCCAAGTGGGTATTTGACGAATCCACAGCGGTTTGTTCGTTATGCGGACAAAGATTGCCGGAAGATAAAATAGAGTCTTTAAGAGCCGATTTTTCGCAGAGAAAGGCAGATGCAATCGAGATATTTAATGAAGAACACGCGAAAACACTTGCCATGATTGTTGATTATGGAAATGCGTGTGCTGAAATGATTAAGGAGTTGACCGAGAACAACAAAGAATTGGAAAACACAATCAACACCTTGAAACTGCATGAAGCGGAAGAAATTGACATTATCAAGGGATTTGACGAACAGATTTCTAAGATTCCGAAATGCGCTGATTATATGCAGAATGCGGAATATGTCAAGTTAAAGGCTAAACAGGATAAATTGCTTGCTGATATTGCAGAGTTAGAATCCAAGGGTGCAGATAAGGTTGTTGAGGACGCAAAAGCTGATAAAGCAAAATTAAAGAGTCAGCTTGATGAAGTAAATAAGATTATCGCACAGGCGGCTAACAACGTTATGATTGATGATCGCATCGAAACGCTTAGAGACGAACAGAAAGAAATCGGGCAGAAAGTTGCCGACCAAGAGCAGATGCTTTATCTCTTGGAAGAGTTTATTCGTTTTAAGCTGAATAAGGTTTCTGAATCCATCAATAGTCATTTTAAGACAGTAAACTTCAAACTCTGGGAAATGCAATTAAATGGCGGCATGAAAGATTGCTGTGAATGTATCGTAAATGGAGTCGGATATTCAGATTTGAATAATGGTCACAGAATCGTAGCCGGACTCGATATTATCCGCTCATTGAGCGAGTTATACGGTGTGAGCGTGCCGATTTTCGTTGATAACGCAGAATCGCTGAATGAGTTCAATGTGCCGGATATGGATGCGCAGTTAATTCTTTTGAGCGTTTCAGAGGACAAGCAGTTGAAAGTCGAGGGTGTGTAGAATGTCAAGAGTAGGGACAAGCAACAACATCACACAGCCGGATGCACGGTGTATGTCATATGAGGACAATCCAAAATTCTATGAGCATCTTTGCTTTGGAACCGAGAAAGAATGGGATGAAGAAACCAAGAAACAGGAGAGCGGATTTATGTTTGCTCCAACGGAACCATGCAATCCAAGTGCTAGTCCAAATGTTATTACACATTGGCAATCTATTGTTAATGGAAACGTTCCATTTGGTTTGAAAATTGAGGAGGGATGATAAATGCAGTATATCAAAGCAAAATTTCCAAACAGCACCAGAAGTTATACATACCGCACCGAGGATTCTGTGAAAGCTGGTGACACGGTTGTAAATGCCAAAGGTGCAAAGTTGACGGTTACAGATGAATCAGTTGATATGAAGTGGGTAGAAACATACGGTGCTGATAAGGTGTCGGTTGTGAGGAAGTATGATGAAAGCGAGGAATGTGCATGAAGCTGATTAGTATTACAAAGTTTGGGGAACCGGTGGAAAGTGGAACGGTTTTCAGAACTCAAAGCCACGGAATCGACATTTGCATACATAAAATTTGCGGTTGCGGAGACGCGTGGTATCTTAATTGCAACGAATTGGGAATTAATAATCTGCGGCTTAAGAGCGAAAATCTTTTCCGATGTGTGGATGAAGCAAAGGAAATTCTCAAGCAACAATTAGAACTGTTAAATGAGCGGTTTAATAATTTTTATGAGGATAACGATGTTAAGATTTTAAGATATTAAGAAAGTGAGGAATAATTATGGCAGAAAATACGGCAGTATCTACACAGGGAAAACAGGAAATGAATACACAACTTTCCTATTATACGAACCAGTACATAGGGCTTATGGAACGCGACTTCGCAGAGCATGGGCTTGTGCTTAATGATTATTCAAAGCAGTGCGTCATGGCATCTATGAGTGCTATTTACAACCTTGTTACATCTAGCAAAGCCGCTATGAGTAACTTGAATGGATCTAATTTGAGACAGATTATTGGACAAGTATCAAGCCTTCAACTTAATGCCAATGCAGTGCCGAGGGAGTGCTACTTCCAGTTGAGAAGCAGACAGGATGCAAATGGAAATTGGTACAAGGAAGTAGAAATGGGAATTGAGGGAGACGGAAACGATGCACTTCTTCGAAACTTTGGCGTTGATGTTAAAAAGGTATATCCGGTATGGCTTGTGAAAGAAGGTGACGATTTTACATATCCAAAGCATAAAGGAATTGAAGTTACGCCGCCGGAATGGGAAGAAAAAGGACTTTCACAGAAAGTTATCCGTGTTGTTTACCCGGTAGAAATGAAAGATGGGAAAGTTGAATATATGATAGCAGAGCGTGAAAGCGTAAAAGGAAACCTTTTTGCTCATGTCCGTAATAATCTTCTGAATGAGACTTTCGGGCTTGTAAAGGGCGGTAAAAAGACACGCTATGATGCAACGGAAACAGAAAAGAAAGCTATCGCAGAAAAGAAAAATGAAATTCTGAAAGAGCTTTTGGCTTGCAAGACCGTTGAAGATATGCTTGCTTGTGAAGTTGCAAGACCATATATGAGTGCCGCATGGCTTGATACATCAGAATCCATGATTGTTCGTAAGATGCGTAACAATGCAATCAAAAAGCATCCAAAAGACCTTAATGCTATTGCAAAACAGTCTCTTATGCAGATGGATGAAACTTATCAGCAGACGCAGGAAGAAATTGCGGGAAATGCCAATTCAGAGCCGTTTGTTGTAGCCGAATCGGAAGTAACCGAAAGTGCAGCAGTCGAGCCGGAGAAAGTCGTTGAGAATAACGAGAATGTACCGGACTTTATGAAAGATTAGGGAGGTTGCCATGAGAGTTATATCACAGGACGGAACGATTGATATGCCATACGAAATGAGCACTATGTGGTGTGATGATGCTGGGGCTGTACTTTTGCAACCCATCGGAGAAATAGGGGAATATCAGACATTTGCTAAATATTCCACCGGGGAAAAAGCAAAGAAAGCTATGGAAATGCTTAGAATTGCGTATGAAAATAATGAATTTTATCATCATACTGCCAATTCAGAACACTTCACGGAATTTTCCCAAGCGTTAAGCGAAGAAATGTTTAAGAAAGCTACAACAGAATATTTTCAGTTTCCGGCAGAGGAAGAATTGGAGTAGGGTATGAAACTCAGAGTTTTGAATTCAAGCAGTTCCGGAAACTCATACGCCTTAATTGCCGACAATGGAGAAATTCTTGCAATCGAAGCAGGATGCAAATTTCTTGATTTTAAGAAAATGATTGATTGGCGTATTTCTGATGTTGCAGGATGCATTGTAAGCCACGAACACGGAGACCATGCACGATACATAAAAGATTTCATGAAATCCGGCATTCCGGTTTATACGGCATTTGAAACACAGACCGCACTTGAAACCATTACAGGAGAGCGTACAATAGCCATTCCACCGCGCAGACCAAGGCAAATCGGCAGTTTTACAGTAACACCATTCAATGTACCGCATGATACGGAAATAGAGTGCTACGGCTATTTAATCAAACACGAGGAAATGGGCAAACTGTTATTCTTGACCGACTTGGAATATTGCAAATACGATTTTTCGAACCAGATGGTTAATCACATTCTTTGTGAAGCCAATTACGATATGCAATTTGTCAATCGGAATGAGCCAAATTACGAACACCGTTTACGAGGGCATATGAGCCTTGATACGGCACTTAAATTTATTCAGACGAACGACAACCCGGCTTTACGAAATGTCGTTTTAATACACTTATCGGACACAAGCGGAGATCCCGCGTTATTCCTACAACGAACGAAAGAAACAATTGAATATGGAGCGAATGTTTATGTTGCAGAAAAAGGGCTAGAGGTTGATATGAACCTTTGTCCGTTCTGAAAGGAGAAAGCATGAAATTATACATTTACAGATTTTGGGGCGATGAATTTTCTTGTAGAGAAGTAGACGTAGAAGAAAAGCCAAAAACGTATATCATTACTGAAGAATCCGAATTTGAATATAAAGGACAGAGAATCCGCAAGGACGAAATTGGTGTGTTAAGCGGTTACAGCCGGGATAGGGTCATTCTGACGGAGAAAAACAAGAAAAAAGCTGTTGAAATGCTTATTAGCAGGCAGGGCGCTATTGTTGAGAGTTGCCGAGTACGTCTTGAATATGAAGAGAAAAAACTTGAGACCATCAAAGCGGAACTTGAAAAAGAATAATTAGGTTGAAACACCTTGGCGAAAGCCTAAAAGAAACTATCTTGTTTGGCGAATAGTTATCACAAACCTTATTGAAAGCCATGTTTTGGCGGTGCGTTTACCGTACCGCCCTTACAAAAGATTGGAGGTAAAAATTGAAAATATGTGAATACTGTATGGCTGAATTTGAGCCGAAGCGACCAGATCAAAAATACTGCAGACCCAAATGTGCAAAAAGATACGCACAGTTTAAGAATTTTAAAAAGGCTGGAAGAATTGTGTATACAAGAATATGCCCGAAATGTGGCAGACTGTTTATGACGATAGATGAACGCAAAGTTGATTGCCAAGACTGCATCGGCATTGACATTAAAGAACGATTGAGAAAGCCAAAGAAAAAGGATGATGCAATCAAGGCTGTGAATCATATGGCACGCGCTTCCGGAATGAGTTACGGAAAGTTTGTGGCTCAAATGAGCATGAAGCCATTGGAGAGGAAGTGATTGGATGGATTATAAGAAATTTAGACAGGCAAAAGCCATCGAAGCTAAAAACAAGCAGAAATGGCTTGCATTGAATCCGAGACTTGATGAATCAAGTGGAATTTATATTTTGACGAGACAGGACGAAAATGGGTTTAGATATGCATATGTGGGACAGGCTAAGCGTATTTTAACCAGATTGTCGCAACACCTTTCAGGGTATCAGCACATAGATCTTAGCTTGAAGTCTCATGGACTTTATTCAGAGGATAATCCATATGGATGGAATGCAACATCAGTACACTGTCCGATAGATAAACTTGATGAGCGTGAGCAGTATTTTATTAAGCATTACGCGGGCAGGGGCTATCAGCTTCGGAATAAGACAAGCGGTTCACAGGGGGAGGGTAAAGCTAAGATTGATGATTACCGTCCGGCAAAAGGCTATTATGACGGCATTAAACAAGGCAAAAAGAGTCTTGCCAAGGAATTATCGCATATCGCTGAAAAGCACCTTGAAATCCGCTTGAAGCCGGAGAAACAGGGAAACAAAGTTTCTGAAAAACAGTATGAGAAGTTTATGGCTTTGATTTCTGAAGATACATATGAGGAGAGTGATTAAATGGCAGAAGTCAAGTGGATTAAAATCACAACAGATGTTTTTGATGATGAAAAGATTCTGCTGATTGAGAGTATGCCGAGTGCGGATAGCATCATTACGATTTGGTTCAAACTTCTCATTCTTGCCGGAAAACAGAATAACAACGGTGTGTTTATGATGAGCAACAAATTACCGTTCACGGATGAAATGCTTGCCACCATTTTTCGCAGAGATTTGAACACGGTAAGGCTTGCGCTTAAGACCTTTGAAGAGTTTGGAATGATTGAAGTTGTTGACAACGTGATAACGATTCCGAATTGGAACAGGCACCAAACACTTGACGCTTATGAGAAGAAAAAGGAACGTGACAGGCTATATCAGCAGAACCGGAGAAAGAAACAGAAGAACCTAATTGAGCAAAAATCGCCCGATAAATCGTCTGACGTCGCTGTTTCAGATAAAGAAGAAGAAAAAGAAGAAGATAAAGAGAAAGAAAATATAAAAGAAAATTCGCTGTCGACCGATTCCGGAGAGTTGTTTGATTTTGACGATGCATGGAAAAAGACTTTTAGTATATACCCCAAGAAAACAGCGTACAGTACCTCTAAAACAGCTTGGATGGATAAGGTGCTAGAAGTTATCGAAGAGAACCAACCGGACATTGCACGGCTGTTATACAAAGCCACAGAGGCATATTTGAGTGACTATCAAGAAAAGAATCCAGACGATACGGATTTTCGATACATTCCAAAATATGTTGATTGGCTGAAAAATGATTGTGACTATTGGTTGCAGATCGCGGAGAAACGAGGTGATTGCAGTTGACAGAAGCAGAGTTCGGAGTGATCGGGTGCGTATTGATTGACAATGATGTGCTAAATAACATCTGGCGAACACTGAAACCGGAAATGTTTAGTTCGGAATTTGCACAGGATACATACAAAGAAATGCTTGCTATGTATGACCGGAATGAAAGTATAGATCCTATGTCCTTGTCAATGGCACTTGAAAGCCACAAATACGCACAAGAGCAGATTAGCGAATTGATGAAATCCTGTATTACCGGAACAATCACTTCAACTATGGTCAAAAGTTATGCCGATGCGGTTGCGAAAGAATACAAAGTAAGAACGGTTCGTGACATGTATCAGAAATCCAGCTTAAAACCATGTGACATTGATGATACAATCAGTGATCTTCTTACAAGGCTTGAACATTTGCAAGAGGGAAAAGAAGTAAAACTAAAGCCAATTAAGCAGATTTCAGTTGAGAATAAAGACAAATATTTCAACGAAAGTGTCGGAGAGGGCGGTATAAAAATCGGGTTATCGCAACTTGATGATGCGCTTGGAGACCTTGAACGCGGTGATGTAACAGTAATTGCTGCAAGACCGGCAGTCGGAAAATCCGCACTCACAACGCAGATTATTGGCAATATGGCAAAGAAAGGACTTAAAGTCGCATATTTCAATTTGGAGATGAGCGATAAACAGGTATATGAACGATTTATTTCAAGACTTGCGGAAATCGGCTTAACGAGAATCAGAAGAGCAAAAGCGTTTCTTGGCGATGAACAGGAAAAATTTAACCAAGCAAATGAAGAAATGAGTGATTATCAATTATGGATTGCATCCGGGACTGTATCTCCGAGGGAAATAAAGTCAGAATGCAGGCACCAAAACTTTGACGTTATCGTTGTTGACTATCTGCAATTGCTTATGCCGGATAACAGATATTCCGGAAGAAATGAAGAAGTAGCATCAATTTCAAGAGGTTTAAAATCGGTTGCAAGAGACTTAAATACACATGTAATAGCACTTTCGCAGATAACAAGAGCATCTGAAAGCAGAGACACAAAAGAACCTACCATGGCAGAGTTGAGGGAATCTGGAGCAATCGAACAGGACGCGTCAAACATAATTATGCTGTGGAATCTGTCAGACAATGACAAGGGAGCCAAGGGTGTAAAAATCGAGAAGAACAGACAGGGAATGACAATGCGTGAAGCAATGGAGTTTGATGGAGATCACATGAAGTTTGTTGAAATCGAAAAACCACTTGATGATGTTGTTGCGGAAATCAAAAAGAAAGAACGTGGGGACGGATTCAAACCATACAATGGCGATTGTCCGTTTTAGAGGTAGCAGCTATGGCAAGTGCAAAAATTGAAAAGGGTTCAGAAGAATGGCAAGTATTTATGGATTATTGGCAATTCATTCAGAAATACTATTCACCGGACAACGCTGATTCTTGGTGGGATGAAGTTGTAAAATCCGGAGAATCATTGATAAACAAATACAAGGGCATGGAGATTGAAGAACGTGCAAGACAGCTTGTATTGAGTCATTTTGCATGGTTGGAAATCACATACAGAAAGGAGAAATCAAAGAAATGAGCAATGCGTTGAGACGGAAGAAAAAGCCGACATTTTACACAAAACAGGAAATGCGGATTATCGGGCAAAATGATTTTGAAAAGAGAAATGCTGATAAGGTTATATCAAAATCATACAAAGATTTTGTCGTGATTGGGTACATAATTCTGCATGACAAATTCGGATTCGGACAGACAAGAATCATCCGGTTGCAGGATTTTTTGAAATCCTACTTAGATGAAGCAGCATCCGGTGGAAATACCGGAAAGGACTTGTCTGTTTACCTGAAAAGTAAATACGGAATCGACATCAAAGAAGAAGTCGGAAAAATTCCACAGAGACAGTTAATGAACCTGTATGCAAAGAAAGGTTTCTGTATCGAGCGTGAAGCCTACAGACTTTCCAGTGCATCTTTGTTTAACTATTTTGCACTGACACTTACTATTCTGAAAAATGAATTTAAGATAACAGCGAAACAGTTGCAATATTTCACGGAAAAATTCATCGACTACATTGATACACTGGCTAATTACAAGCAGTTTCAGTTGACTGTACCGATGATTGCCGAGACATTGGCTGATGAAATCAAATTTGTGTGTGATTTGGAGGTGTAGAGAATGGCTGAAAATGAGAAATATGTGGACTGTTTGACCGAAGCGGAATCCGAAGATATGGCAGTTATCGTAAACAAAACGATAAAGGAAATTTGTTTATTTTCTGATAAGCACAATTTTGACCGCGACAATATGCTTAAGTATTACGCGGAACTTATCGGTACATTTACTGAAATTTCAACAATACAGGGCTTTGAAGTGGAAAATCCACATACCAATGCTGATCGAATTCGAAGCATGACGAATGAGGAATTGGTAAGTGTGGTTGTGTGTCCGGACAGTGTTACAGGCGAGGACACTGATTGCAATCAATATCATGATTGTAAGGAATGTACTCTTGATTGGTTGCAGAAAGAAAGTGAGGTTTAGATATGCTGAACAGAGAGAAATATGGAAATGAGATTATAGAACTTGCGGTAAATAAAGGAATGTTTTGCATTAAAAATGGAGAGCCTGTACTTTGCGAAGAAACTGAATGTAAAGATTGTGATTTTCACGAATCAGATTCATGCAAAGGTAGTACGTATAATTTCCGCGAATGGCTTAATTTAGAGTATGTTGAGCCTCCTGTTGATTGGAGTAAGGTAGCAGTCGATACGCCGATTTTGGTAAGAAATAGCGAAAAAAATTCGTGGGAAAAAAGATATTTTGCAAAATACGAGAACGGAATAGTGTACGCATGGGGATACGGAGCAACATCTTGGAGTGCGCGCGGAAGTGGCGATATAAGCGATTGGAAAATGGCAAAGCTGGCAGAAAGTGAGGATCATAATGTCAATAAGCAGGATTAAGAACCGGATATCTGAGGCAGCAACAGAAGCCTGCGGATATTCGCCGCTGACGAAAGTGATTTCAGAGGAAGAAATCAACAGGATTTTGAAGCAGGAAAGCGGATGGATTCCAGTAAGTGAGAGACTGCCGGAAGAATCTCTTAATAGTGTAATTGGATGGGATACATATCGAAACCGTTGTTGCTTTGTACAATATTTGGGAGGACGGTTTGTCCTCGGTGATGATATTGATAGTGTAAATGTCACAGCCTGGATGCCACAGCCGGAGCCGTACCGGGAAAGCGAGGGATAATATGACGGAGAGTGAAGCAATTAAGATATTGAAGAAAGACAGTTGTTATGAATGCGCACAAGGCACAGACAGCCCGCTTAATTGTGAATATGGGGGATGCAGGGTTGCGAAAGCTACTAGAGTAGCAATACAGGCACTTGAAGAAGTACAACAGTACCGTGTAATCGGCACACTGGAGGAATGCGGGGCGGCGGCGGTTAAGCAGACGGCGAAGAAACCTATATTTAACCATAACCTTAGTGATACTCTTTCTATATTCCATTGTGAATGCGGAAACAAAATTAAAGTCAGTCACGATATAGGGATAATGAATAACAACAATGCGCCAAATTACTGTAGCAAGTGCGGTTGCAGGTTTGATTGGAGTGATGAAGAATGATGTTTCAATCGTGCATAAATTTCATTCTGCTAATACTTATAGCCATTAGGTTAGATATTCTAACAAAATTTGGAGTTAATCTTTTTTGCATTCTGTCAGTTGTAGCGATGATCGGACACGAGATTTTTGATTATTTGAAAAGAGGAGATAAAAACGATGGGACTGATTGATGCGGACGCGCTAAAAGAATATTGCATGAATGCGAGTAAGTCTGATGATGATTTTAGGAGAGTAAGTTTGGCAACATTGGCGAACGTGGTAGATGTACAGCCGACCGCCTATGATGTAGACAAGGTTGTGGCGCAGTTGGAAGATAGAAAGAGCCTCATGTTGGAAACACTTAAAATTTCAGAATCAGATATAGATAGAGGAAGAATTTACGGAATGGATAAAGCAATCGAGATTGTGAAAGGTGGTGGAGTAGATGGTTAATTTTGACAGATTTGACTTTCTGGTTGATATACAAGATGTATATATTCTCCCGACAATTAGGATAAGCACACAGCGTGAAATGATTGATAAAAATTTCAATATTCAGATTCATTTTGCAGTATTTCATTTTAGATGGAGGTGGGTAGATGGCAATTAAACCAATTTTATTTAACACCGAGATGGTTCGGGCGATTCTGGACGGACGGAAGACCTGCACCAGACGTGTGATAAAGCCACAACCACAATCAGGGCTATGTTATACATATGCAGGTGGCCACAAGGATTGTATAGGAAAATGGACATATCCAAACAGGGGAGCACACAAACTTTGGGGCGAAGAATATAAGCTTCCGGAAAATATAAAGGATGAGGAATTAAGCAAACGATGGAATCCACCATATCACACGGACGATATACTGTACGTGAGAGAAACATGGAGCGAAGGATATGAAGATGGAACATATATTTACAGGGCTGATGATAAGCTGGCAGACTTGCCTACATTTAAGGAATCATCAAAACTGATATACCATCCGTCCATTCACATGCCAAAAGAAGCAGCGCGTATCTGGCTGAAGGTTACGGATGTGAGAGTGGAGCGGTTGCAGGAGATCAGCGCAGAAAGTGCGTTGGCAGAAGGAGCAGATAAGTATATCCACACAAATGGAGGACTTGATGAAAACATGACAATTACATCGTTTATAGGGATTTGGAACAGCACCATTAAAAAATCCGACATTGATCGTTATGGTTGGGATGCAAACCCCTATGTGTGGATTATCGAGTTTGAGCGGTGTGAAAAGCCGGAGGGAGTGTGATGGTATGTGTACAATGAAGTGGAAAGAAGTTGTCCCAGAACAAGATGACTGGGAAAAGCAAATAGACATCGTTGCCTATTATGGTAGTATCACCGTAGGAAGCATTGTTTATTGTGGCGAAGAGATAGGATGGCAGTCAGTGATTGATGGCCACATGAATTTTATGCAAGCAGAATCCTTAGAGGATGCCAAAAGGGAAATGATTGATATATTGGAGGAGCACTGTACCGACCAAATCAACTATTATAAGGAGTTACAGGGATATCTTGAAGAATTAAATGCAGCGGAGGTGAACTGATGGCTAAAGCAGTATTGGTTATAGATATGCCGGAATCGTGCGATATGTGCGATTTCGTAGATGATAAGCAGCCACCAAGATACGGAGAAAAAACATTGTATTGTGGAATTCCGGGAATGGGAGAGGATGTAACAGATTATATAGCATGTAGACCCGAATTTTGTCCGCTTCGGGAACTGCCGAAGAAAGCAAATCATCCTGCTTATTGTGATAATGGAAGATTTGATAAAGGCTGGAATGCCTGCATAGATGAGATTTTAAAAGCAAATGGAATGAGAAAGGAGTAATGACAGAAGCCTTGGTAGACCAAGGTTGACCGCCTAAAGGTGAAGAAAGGCGAGAACAAAAGGAATTTAATTTGCAGTGCAGCAGGCACTATGGGAAGCCGTAATTCCTTATCCACGGACACAGGATTATTTCTGTTAAGTGGTTGTCATGAAAAGATTAAAAGTATGTTGAGTAAGCGCAGGAATATCAAGTTTTATGGCTGGATATTTAGCAGGGAATGTAGACGAATGGATTTACATTGACATTGCAGACCAACATGAGGACAGTATCAGGTTTATTAAAGATTGCGAGAAAGCAATCGGGAAAGAAATTCAGATACTGAAATCAAGCGAGTACGGATGTGTAGAGGATTGCGTGAGGACATTCGGAGGATTCAGAAGTCCGGCAAATGGATTTGCACCCTGCACGAACTGGCTCAAAAAGAGAGTGAGAAAAGAGTGGGAGGAACGACATAAGGATTGTGAATTGATTTACGTCTGGGGATTCGACCTTAAGGAAAAGAACCGGGCAGAGCGGACGATTGAAGCAAATCCGCAAGCCGCACACGAATTTCCACTGATTGACAAAAACCTCTCAAAAGAAGAGGTACATGGATTGTTTGAACGGACTTTTGATTTTGCCCGACCTCGGATGTATGAACTTGGCTATCCGAACAACAACTGTATCGGATGCGTCAAAGGCGGTATGGGATATTGGAATCGAATCAGAAAAGATTTCCCGGAAGTATTCGAAAGTCGGGCGAAGTTGGAAAGAGAAGTCGGACACTCCATGTTGAAAGACAAAAACGGACCGGTATATCTGGATGAGTTAGATCCTGATCGGGGAGATATGAATACAGAGATCATGCCGGAATGTGGAATTATGTGTTATTTAAGTTTGAACTGA